GCTCCTGCGACACCTGTTGGTCTGTTTCCTGTAGTCCCAGATGGGACATAAAAAGCCTGTGCGCCAAAAGCCGCTGCTGTAACATCCACAACTGCCGCGCCTGTCCCTGCTCCGTCAAGATATACAATCTTTTTTGTACCGTTAAGGATAGTGATCGTAGCACCAGAACCTTGCTTAATAATAATTGATTGCCCACCGCTAGTCGCATTCTCAATAATCTGTACTCGTTTAACAGTATCGGGCGAAATAGTAATCGTACAAGCAGAATCTAATGTACCTGTGTACTGAAGGTGCATGGCTCTGCCGGGGTCAGTAGCTCCTTGGGCAATCACTGTATCGTGCGTGTCTGCATTAGTAACTATGGCTTCTGTGCCTATACCTAACGCTTCGCCTATGAGTTCTAAACTAGCATTGGTAAGTGTACCCCAACCAGTTTCCCCGTCTGCGGGTTCTGCTATTACTAAATTATTTACATACGTTGCCATAATTTATGCCGCTATGTCCGTCCAATTTGGTGTTTGTGTGGTTGATATAGCTTGGTAGTTAGGTGTTTGGCTAGGATCTACCTCAGACCATATACTCACAGAACTGACTGCTGACGTACCCTCTACACCTGTAACGCCTAATGATATACCCCCACCAGCCGTTTCTGTTGTATTTCCTACCGTAGCACTGCCTGAAACGCCAGTGACAGCTATACCTATCCCACCTGTGGCAGTGACGCTACCTAATGCTGAAGTACCTGCATTACCAGAAACAGATACGGTTACTGCAACGCCTTGTACAGTAGTTACAGACCCCAGACCACTAGTTAATCCGGTAAAAGCTACGTCTTGATTGTAGCCGCCTTCGTTATAACCTTGGAGTACATTGTTATACCCCTCAAAGATTATGTTTACATTAGACATTAGGCAATCCTAATTATCGCACTACTTGCATCTGCAGTTGGAAAGGTTATTGTAAAATCTCCAGCACTAGTTGTTTTATCAGAACCAAAATCTAATACTGCCACTGCCCTGTTTGCGGAACCTGCTGTGGTCGAAGAGTTATATATAAGTGCGCCTCTGGCCGTTATAGTGGAGCTACTCCATGTGGTATCTGCAAAATCTGTTAGAGCGGTGGTGCTTGAAACTGTAGGAGTTACGTTGGTTAGCGTATTACCTCCTGCTGAATATCCTGTTCCAGATACCTGATTACTGTCAGCGTAAGCAGTTGTACCCGCGCCAAGACTAGCACTACTAGTAAACAAGGCTATTTTAAAAGTATTACCCGTGCCAGTAGAAGTAGTGGTGCCTCCACCAGAACCATTAGTAAAATTATGTATACCCTGTAGTATCTCTTGCTTGAATGATGTACATAATGCTTGCGATATAGCCATTATAGTTTCCTCAGTGTTTCAGCCACATCAGCGTGGCCCTGCTTCTTAAACTCATTATAGAGTGTAGTTCTATCACTTTTAACAGCTTGATTCAAAGCATGTACGATTACATAGAACATTCTTTCTCTAAACGCTTCTGCCTGTTGTCTTAGCACAGGGTCAGCACTATCAGCGATATTGATAATCTTAGCCACAGCGTTTGCCGCTAACTCTTCTGGAGTATGTCCTCTCTCATTAGTAGTCTGTACTTCAAAGCCTCCTACAGAAGCTGTTACTTCTACATCAAACATATTAACCTACACTCATTCTATATTGACCAGAGCGATAAGCGTCTTCCCGTAACTTGTTGTCCCCAAGGGCACCCAGTAAAGTAATCGCTTCCATGTACATTTTTTGGTAAAGAGCAACCATATCAGCTTCGCCTTTCATAAAACGTATGGCTTCCACTAAGGCTCCATTTAACAATGCGCTATCAAAGTCATCCCCTAACCAAGATGTGCTGGCAGTAACTATTGATTCTGGGTAATAACCGTAGTGAAACTCCACCTCAAATGCTGCATTAGGAGTTGGGCCAATAATTAAAGACTCATCTGTAAAAAACGCATAATGTTTAGGAACACCCGTTGTAGATGGGTTAGGGTAAGCTTCCCGCATAAAATTAACGTCTTTGTTTAAAAGGTAGATGTACTCACTTGAACTTATGATAGCTAAAGAATACGACCACAAAAAATCAGTAGGTAGAGTCAGGTATTTGTTGCCATTGCTCATATTACCCGTCTGGTTTTTACGCAACGCAGGGAACTGGACAGTGTTATATATCTTCTGCTCCGCTTGTTCAGTAAATAGCTTTAACTGATCGTCCGTAAACGTAGTCTCACATATGTCCTGAATATTTGCCTTTAGCTCAGTATAGTTCATAAGTTATGCCATCGGGCCTCTTGCATACAAACCTTTAGTGGCTGCTCCTGTGCCACGTATCTTTACGCCTTTAGAGTTAGCCGCTTTCTTTTTCTTTTTCTTTTTGTTCTTTGGTTCGTCAAATAACATAATTACATCCTTATGTTGTCGTTATTGTTACAGAACCTACACTTCCGGTTCCTACCAAATCATTGTCTGTTAAATCAAAAGGATTGTTACCGTTACCCACAGGATTCCAACCCCACTGTATCTTTCTACTACTCTCAAGCCCTGCAAAATCAGGTCTTGGATCACGTATAGCTTGCGGATCATCTACTGGAAACTCACCTAGCCTAAGTTGTGGCTGATCTGGGTTCCAACATTCAGGGCAAGCTTTTATATTTGTATCGCGCCCTTTTTCTATAAGATTCTTTAATTCTTTAAGTTTATAACGAAACCCGCAAATGTCACACTCTGCTACCGCTATTTTTGCAGAAGCATACCTAGCCACTATATAACTCCTATGCGCGGTCTATAGTAATCTGAAGTTTTTTCTCTATCTTCTGCGGCTGCTAGGGCAAATGCTTCCTCATACACCGTTTTTAACATGGGCACTCTTTCCATTAACTCAGGTACCTTTAGAGCGATGTTGTAAGCCAACCCTGCTACCAAACAAGGTAAAAACCTGTAATTCATGTCTGCTGTTTGTACCCCACTACCTGCATCTTGAATACGTCTAATACGCCAATACGCTATAATATAAGTATCGTTTTTATCTGGAACGGGCCACAGATTTAACACAGGCGCATCTCTTTGCCTGTCTATCCACACTTGTATAGGTCTGCCCTCAGTTAATTTATTAGGTATGGTGGCAAAAGTACTGACCCCTATTCTATTTAACGTAAGGTCAGATTGTGTAGAAGTATTACCAGAATTAGTTCTTATAACTTGTTCCAATAGATCTATTGTGTCTGCAGGTAGCGTGTACTGAGAAGTGCTTTTAGTGAGCGTTACAGTGCCTTCTTCTATCGTCCACAAGTTAATCCCACGGTTCTGCCATTCTATTGTCATTAGGTTCATAGATCTACGAGCCGTGCGTAGATCGTAACCAGAGCGCATTTCTCGCCCAGCCCGTTCCCACGCCTCTTCAGCGATCTCCGTAAAATCCATGTCAAACGCTGTCGTATTTGACGTTGCCATAGTTATTTACCTTTTAGATAAGCAACAGCTTCTTTAACCAAATCGTTTTTAGACTTCCTGCGATCTAACTCTAACCCGTGAAACCGCATCTCCTCTTCTATCTCAAGCTTAGTCATACTGCTAAGATCAGATTTAGAAGGTAACTTTACCGTTGGTTCAGCTTTAGGTTTGGCTTTTGGTTTTGCCTCTACCTTAGTTTCAGGTTGTAGTTCCTGTAACTTTGCTTTAGCTTGTCCTTCATCCATGAGATCGTACACAGTAATATCATAGGTACCATCCTCATTTTTAGTGCCTATCTGGTATACAGGTAGCCCTGTAGCAGAAAACACGCCATTTTGGAACACCTCAAGTTTTTTCATAAGTATTACCTCATTTTACAAGGACGAAGCCCTTTTATTTCTTTACCTGCCCCACGTATTTTTTTCTTAGCTTTAGGCTTTGCCTTTACTAAGTCTCCTGTTTTAAACGGCTTTTTAACCGCACCGCCTTTCTTCATACCCCTGCGAGTTTTACCCTGTTGTTTATTCAAGTAGTCTCGCAGACTCATACCCGATGCTTCTAACTCTTCTTTAGTTACAGCAGCTAATTCTTTACCCGCTTTATTTGTAAAAGTATCAACACCCATTCTTTTTGCCTCTGCAACACTCCTAGCAACTTTAGGAGTAGTTGAAGCTTTAGGTGCAGGTTTTGCTTTAGATGTTTTACTGCTATCTTCAGTTTTTTTCTTTTTTGTAGCCATAACTTCTGAAGTAGTTGGTGCGCCTGTAGCAGCAGCACTATCTTTATACCGTCTTGCAATATTACCCCTGCCTCCATCTCCAGCTTCTTTTTTCTTTCTTGCAGCCATTACTTCTGAAGTAGTTGGTGCATCTGTAGCAGCGGCACTATCTTTATACCGTCTTGCAATATTACCCCTGCCTCCATCACCTTTACGTTTAGGACTTACTCTATTTTCGTAATCTTTTTTAAATTGTGCCTGAGTTCTGTTATTAGGCTTCTTATTACTCTCTTCTTTTTTAGGTTTAGAAACAGGAGGTAATAGTTTTTTCAAACCCTCTTGTATACGTGAAGTTGGCCCAGCTTCTTTTTTTCTTTTGAGAGTTTTTGTGTTTATTTCAGCAAGTTCTTCATTAAATTTTTTCTTTCTTCCTTTCCTTCTCTCTTGATTTTTTGCAATTTTGTCTTTCATTCTGTCAAGAAAGCTTTTATTTTTCGGTGCTGCTTTCACAGTGTTTACTGGGTTAAACTCCCTTGCCATGTCTAATTACTCCCTACATATAATGTTTTCTTTCTGCGACTGTCCATGACGGCACCGCACCCTTTATGGTGTCTACGTTTCCTAGCCAGACCCCCACCTCTAAACTTGACCTCTGCTTCTTTCGTATTCTTCACAACGGTTCTACCCTTACTTCCTTCTCGTTTCTTTTTCTTAGCGGTAGTGGCCCTCTGCTTACGCGATAAGCTATTTGCTTTACTGCGCGGCAAACACCGATCAGGGTTCTTCTTATCTTTAGAAGTCCCGCACTTACCTTTTATCTTGCCGTCAGTGCCTATACGTACCCAATCTTGGTCACGCCATTTCTTTAACTCGCCCATCTACTTACTCTTAGATTTCTTACCATAGTTAGGGTCTTTACAATACTTACTAGCCGCCATGTTTGCATACGCAGAAGGGTAAGTATCGAACGTGCGTTTTGCCCAAGCTTTACCTTTAGAGCAAATCTTGCCTCCGCTTTTGTAGTATCTTCGCATACTAAGAGCCTTTCATCTTAACCATTTTAGCAGGTCTAAACCCTTTGATGGCTATACCTGTTCCACGAACTTTACCGCCTTTCTTATATCCTTTTTTCTTCATGGGGCCACCCATAGCGTAGCCCTTCTTTTTCATGGGGCCACCACCCATAGCGTAGCCCTTCTTTTTCATGGGGCCGCCCATAGCATAACCCTTCTTTTTCATGGGGCCGCCCATAGCATAGCCTTTTTTCTTTTTCACTTTACCTCCCGTGTTGAGAACACCTCTACCCTTTAAAATGTCTTTTTGAGTTACTTTGCCATCCCCAGTTAAATCAGGAAACTTCTTCGCCATCTCCGTCCTCGCTATATAAATTGTTAAATACTCTCGCTGTGTCCCAAACATACTCTACATCTTCTTTGGAATTGTAGATATGTTGATTGGGTTTAAAATCTGGTGCGCCTTCTCCTGTCTCAAACCAAGCAGGGTGAGTTACACGTACCCTATTATTAGGCAGGGCAACAATGTTACCTGTGTATTCCCCTGCATTTAACAGTTCTACTACGTGGCTTTGTTTGTGTTGAGCAGGGTCATCTGCTATCTCACTGTCGGTATAGTCCACAGTAAAATAGTATTTTGCGGGGTAGAACTCTCCGTCTACTTTAGCTATCCAAGGCGCAGGAGTAGCTCTGTTTATCTTGTAGACCGCGTGTTCGTGTGACATACAATCCCAAGGTTGCGCTACATAAGGAGGCATCTCTGTAGGCCATTCTTCTAACGGCACATCAGCAACTAGTGCTGTTATCGGCATCCTTGCCCACATAGCCCCACCATGTACGTTTGGTTCATCAGTGTCATCAGACTCGCACCCGGTAAATATGACCTGAAAACTAAGGCATCTATTAGGCATACTCGTAACAGCAACGACCATAGCGTGTAAGAACTCACCATGATACATCTCCATGTTCTTCGTATACTCTCTTCGCACCCAAGCTTTGAAGTACGGTACGTTTGACTGTAAAAAAGCCACTTAACATCTCCACCTTCTTCTAGCCTGTCTTAGCCTAGAATTTGGATCTTTAGCCGCTTTCGGAAACTTCTTCATCTGCCCTGCAGAACGAGCGCAATAAGACTTACGCCTAGACGCTCTTTTACCTTTAGGGTCTTTCTCCGTAACGGCTGTTTTTAACTTGCTGCCGGGGTTGTTTCTACGATACTTAGCAACCCCTTTAGCAGTCATACCAGCACCCGATTTAGTAGGGCGTTTATCTCCACTACCAATCGACATGCCTTTCATGCCTTTCCCTTTTACTCTGCCGCCTTTCTTATAGTAAGTACGCATACTAGGAGAAAAATGTAGTCATCGCTGTAAGATCCGTTACTGCAGTAAAGGTAACAAATCCTCCTCCTGCGAATAAAAGACCGTCATCAGGAACGTCAGGATACGAGTTAGTGCTCGCCCCTGCAACCGTAGCAAACTGCATTTTTATAGTCCCTGTGCCAGAACCTTCTCTGAACACAATGGTAGCGGCTGAACTACCGTTGACCACATAAATACCACGTAACCTACAACGTGCTACAGAGATAACTCCGCAACAACTCGTGCCAGAACCTGCGCTAACATTACCAGCAGGGTCACCTACTGCGGTTATAGAGGTGATAGTAGTAAAAAACTTCGTGCCTGTGGCCGTGCCAGTATCAGCGCCAGTTATAGACTCTGTGGCTGCAGTGCCTGATTCATCTGTACCAACAACAGTAAAAGATATAGCACTGTCATCTCCACCACTAAGAATGGTGACGTTTCTTGGAGAGTCAAAAGTAACAGACCCCCCAGAGGCTAAAGCACCTCCTAGCGTCAACGCAGCGTTATTACCTACTGCAGCAGCAGTCGAAACACCGTCTGGATCTGCGGCAGCAGCAGTTATAAAACTGGATGTTACATCACTACCTGAACCTTTTAAGGCCATAGTAATTTACCTCCAATTAAGATGCTACATCATAGCCGACAACTTCAATCATAAACCGCCCAGCAGTATATGTTGCATCGCCAGTGCCTTGACTCACAAGGTATAAGTATTGGTCTGCTGCAATGTCTCCACCAGCAACCAGCGTTCCAGCAGAGGCAGCACCAGCATTAATAACTTGAGTTTCTGTCAAATCACCAATAGCAGTGTCATTAACACCTGTACCTTCTGTAGCAGAATACAAGTCAATGTCTGTACTTCCACCAGCAGGAGTTTCTAAACAAGTCATGGTAACGCCAAACACTGTACCTTGATTAGCAGTGGTTACTTGTCCGATAAACGCAACACCAGCACCGTCTTTACCAATGATGTCACCTGCAGTACCACCGTCTTTTAAACCTGTTAGATCAATCATAATGGTTGACTTAACAATGTTGACGTTTGTATCTACATCACTTTTTAAGCGATTAACTTGAGTGACGTAAACAGCAGCAGTGCCTTCAATACCTGCACTTCCAGTAGCTTCAACAGCCCACTTATCACCACTAGTTACGGTAACCGTACCAGTAGTAGCGTTCTTTGAAACCATTTGAAACCCCTTTTCGGAACGAACGGGGCCGTTAAAAGTAGTTTTAGCCATGTATCCTCCTGTCGCGGCTAGTGTCAGTCATAAGACTGTCAGGATAGAACAAAAAGGGGGGCTTTTACACCCCCCTAATATTATGCTCCGGGTGAACCGAAAATGCCAAGCGGATCTGATACTCCAAATGAATATCTTTCCCTCGCTTTATAACGGCTGTTACCCGTATCAAAGTCAGCATCCATAGATGTAGACATCGGAGTTCGCACAAAGTGCTTAAGTCCGTTAGGTACGTCAGTCATTAAGAACCACGCATCTGTGTCTGTCAGATAGTGATTAACTGAGTATCCACCGGGGATAGCACCATTGTTGCGAAGCGCATTGATGTCGTTATCTGCGGTTCCAACTCTTCCTTCTGTTTCTAACAATCGTGTTGCCACAAACTGCAAGTCAGATGGAATGATTAGCTTAGTTGGCCTAGCGGCAATCAACAAACCACGCTCGTCCGTCCAACCAGCGATTTGAATGACAGCGGCTTCCAAAGAAGTCTCATTCAAGTCGGCATTGGTGCCGGGGCGGTTTGAGTTAGTACCACCTGATACTAATGGGTGAGCAGTAGAACATAAAGTCTGTCCGTCACCATAAGTAGTACCAGCAGCAAAAGCATTGTTCAATACAGCAGCAGCTTTTACTTGCTTGGTATAAGCCATTGCACGAGCCAATGCCTTGGTGTATCTAGCGGAGAGGGAGTCGTAAAGGTTGTCCTCTATAGCTTCCTCCGTCACTGAGAAACCCATTGCAATGGTTTCGTGTGTGTACCTAGCTGTGAAAGTCTCTTGAGCATTGTCATATTCGATGGCAGAGCCTTCGTCTTTAACAGGTGCCGCAGAAAAACCAGACAGCTTGGTTTCTTCTTCAAAAGAACGATCAGAAGATTCTGTTTCAAAAATCTCTGCGTGTTCTTCGCCATACTTGGCGTACTCCAATCCGAACAAAGCGTTCAGTCCGGGTAGGAGTTCCTTCAGTAATTGGGCGCGTGATATTGCCATTTTACGCTACTCCTATATTCCGGTTGTATTATCGAAGGCATGTCCAGCGTTCCACTTGACAAGAGCCTCTGTGAAGCCACCTGAAGAGTTTTTAGTCTCTTGCACGAGATCGACAATGCGAAAAGGTAGCGAACTAGTTGTTGCAGAAGTGTCAGATATAGCACTCTTAGAATTACCAGTAATGGTACTACCAGTGTTATCCACACCAGCTACATTAGCACCTATATCAGTAATTGCCAGATCGCCAATCGTTTCGCCTGAAGATACAACTGCTACTTTGAACAGTACATCTGTGGCATCTACAACGTAAGCTTGTATATCAGACGCTGCCGTACTAGCAGGGTAATACTGCTTGAACGTAGGCTGACTTGTACCGGGGTCAGTAAATGAACACCCTAAGAAGACACCGATAGGTGTCATGGCAGCATCAAACGTATCACGCTCGACAGTGCCTCCGGTAACAAGTTTAACAGCGTCCCCGTAAAAAATATCAGTAGCATAACCACTAGCAATAGAATAATGCCGAGTCGTACCAACAAAAGGAACACCGCTTAACAGTTTTACCGGAATTAGCCCATAAGGGGCAGCAATAGTTGGATAAGCCATCGCTTATACACTCCTATAATTAAGTTCCGTTTCCAAAAGTAACTTTCGTTTTCCTCTCATTAAAGATAGGCATACGAGCGTCACTTTCTCTCATGAGGTTGTTATCCACGGACTGCATCTGAGATTTAGTTTGAGTTTCGTAATATTCACTACGCTCCTCTATCATCTCTTCTGGAGCCTTGCAAAGCATTAAACCGCCCATCACTATATTGTCGGAGAACCGTTCGTTCTCTACGCTGACTAATGTAATTTCTGGATGATCTGCCGCTTTTACTGGTTCCCAACCTTCTCGTAATTTAGAGGAAACATTTGTGGCATCAGTTGTACCACGAGATGCTACTCGTATCCAACGGAAAACATAACCATCTTCAGGCGTGGGAGAAGGTAAAACTTCTGGTCGCTGCCAATGCCTCGTTCTGGTTGTTTTTTCCCTTGTTTCTAACTGACGATCTAATCTGTTCTCAGCCATTATTGTTCCTCATATCTAATGCAACCTGTTTGGCGTACTGTGCGGGAGTAAGCCCCAATCTTTTTGCCAAAGCCACTTGTGTTTGCGTTAACCTAATTTTTTTAGGTGCTGTGCTCCGCGTTGCGGGGGCAACCACATTAGCTGGTTTTGATTTAGGTGTACTTACCTCCTGTTCATTGGTCCCCTCGAATAGTTCGGGAAACTTTGCTTGCATACGAGAAGATAACTTCTCATAGTATTCATCGCTTTCAGCAGATACTTTTTCCACCTCAGTGATTTGTTTGTGTAGCCCTAAAGCAAAAGCAGTTTCTGGTTCATGTTCTAAACTACCGAACCATTTGTTTTTTTGTTGCCAGTCAAGTGCCCTTGGGTCAACTTGTACTTTTGCAGATTCAGGCAATAAATCTTTTACATTCTCAGGACTAGTTTGTAATGTATTTTGATTAGGTTGTAAAGCCTCTTCACTACTTAATTTAGATAATCTTTGAGAAGCTATTTCCGCTTTCGTAAGAGCTTGTTGTGCTTTTAGCAGTTTATCTGCATCGCCTTCTTCGTATGCTGCTTTGTATTCTCTGGTGGCGTTAGCTAAATCACTCTCTACGGCTCGTTCTGCTTGTTTATAAAGAACGTCTTTGTTTTTCGACAGGTTACCTTTTAACTCTTTATTTTCATCCAAGAGTCTTTGAGCCAGACTTTCCAACTCTTGAGTTTGCCTTTCAGCAGTTTCTTTAGCCCTCCGTTCATCGTGATACCCTTTACTAAAGTGTCGTATCCTGTTACGAACTTTGTCTGAATAGTTTTCCAACTCTTCTTCAGTGACATCTTCAGGTGGTTCAGACGGAGTACGATTCCTGTCCTTTTTAGGTACGTCATCAACTATCTCCAATTCAGGTTCGAGTTCGGGTTCAGGTTCAACCGCTTCCTCAACAACAGGCTTTTCTTTGCCCGGTATTTCTACCTCTATCTCACTAGAAGGTTCTATTTCTATTTCTGTATCCTCTTCGACAGCATCGGGATCAGGAAACTCAAATTCTACTTTTTGAAATGGCATAATAAGTCCTTATACTCGTGATATTCCAGTTGGGTCAGGTACGACAGCTTCTATAGAGTCATCGTTCATAAGACGATATTCAGTATTACCTATCCTAAAACGTGTGCCTGAATTAGCGCGAAACATGACATAATCGCCTTGTTTGCACCATGCACCCGTAGGAAAACGTTCTTTATCGGCATACGCTTGTTCGCCCATGTCTACGACTAACCCTATTATTGACATAACGTGTTCTTCATTCCTCGTCTGTGACGATTTAAGAAGTTCGGTACCGTCAAACGTCTCTTCTACCTGCGGCAGTGCTATAAGCACTCTATAGCCCACAGGCAAGGGGATCATTGCTTCTAACTGTTCTTCACTTATATTTTCAGCTTCACTCATCATCACCGTCCATGTAGTTGCGCGAGAGGTCATTCACAGTTCGCATACAGGTTTCCAGACCTCGAATGTAACCTGTTGTCTCTTTGTACTGGGCAAAGTCTTTGGCTGCTCCAGATGTAAGAGATTCTATAGCAGAAGCTCTATCTTCTACAAACTTTTTATTTAGTACAGTAAATATGTTATCTGCCATTATTCTCTATCAGCCCCTCTGTTAACTATATCCGTAATACTATCGTTAACATTTCGCTGTGCTTCTTGTATGTCTAGGGTCATATCTACCTTTGCTTTATCAATCTCTAACGCTAATTCTTGATTGTCCATAGCCAGATCTGCCGCATCCTTCTTCTCTTTGCGTGTCTGCTCTCGTTCTTTTAACCCAAGCTCTGCAGCATCCTTATCGCCTTTCTGCTGTACCTTCTGAGCTTCAAGCTGCAACTCTGCTTGCTTCATCTGAACAACCGGATCTTGCGCTTTCTGTTGCGCTTCCATCTGTGCCGCTTTCTGCTGATTGCCTTGAGTAACTTGTTCTGCTGCCTTAGCAACTAGACTTGACAATGCGACTTCTAAATTCTCAGGAAGTTCAGAATTAGGTGCGGGTAACGAAGCTCCCAACCGCTTCTCTATCTGTTGTCTATACAAGAACGCATAATGTTCTGCTATGTGCGCCTGTAATCCTGCCATGATTCGCTGGGCCTGTGGATTTTTGCCTATGGCTTGGGCAATCATAGGATCTTTCATAAACGCTTCATGAGCTGCAATATGTGCCGCGTGGTCTTGATATATAAAAGCTTTTAATGGTTTACCCATAAGTGCGTTCATATTCTCACTAATAGGATCAGTAGGTTTAGCATCATCCTCTATCGGAACAAGTTTATCTGCGTTCTTTATACCTAAAACTTCTATCATCTGCCTGTGTAGCTGCGGAAGATTATATATCTGTGGGGCAGATTGTGCCATCTGTAATACTGCTTGGTATTGAACGACTCTTTGCGCCATTGTAGAACTATTGGGGTCACTGACGGGTATAACATCCACCAACATGTAATCTGCTTCTCTGGCGCTTACCTCTCCACGGTTAGGTTGATACCCGTATTCCGCAGGGGCGTACTGAGACATGATTGCTTTCAGTAGTTTAAACTCTTGTTTCATGGCGTAGTGAACACGAGACTGAACTGCCGCCATAGGCTTCAGAGTTCTTTCTAATAACGCCAAGGTAGTACCTACGGGTGCATTAGCTGACATATCAGAAATATTCATGTCACTAATCGCCCCTAATCTACGGCCCTCGTTAGTTATTTTATCTAGTAAGGCTAGTAATGTTTGGCTAGGTTCCTTGTAGGGCAGCGGCATAATGTTATCTTTGATGCTACCAGACGGTACATCTACGTCCTTAAACTCCCCCGGTTCTATCGGGGTGTCATCTCCTGTGACACGTAGCCCACGAGTCTTCAACCCTGCTGGTAAGTTAGCAAGCGTACCTGCGTCCACCAACTGTCGTATAATGGACGTACCTGCTTTAGCGTACCCCCCTACGATATGTATAAGCCCAAGGCCATAGAAGCCAAATCCGGGGACATATACGTAATGTACGAAGTGTTGGCGCTTTAACTGGAGTGGGTCATCAGGATTCCAATTCCTTCTGATGGCAAGCACCGCATTGTTGCCTCTTTCTATGGTCACTACGTAAGGTTTAGCGATATCGTCCTCATCGTCTATACCATCTATGACCATATCAGCATGTATCTCATAGACTGCGTACCTATCGTCATCAGACATAGAGTATCCACTGTCTTTTGCCTTTCTCTCCTCTATATCAGAGTGATAAGGGATGGGATCTCCCAGTTCTACATCCTTATAGAAGCCACTGGCCTGTAATTTACGCAATTCGTTCTTAGTTTTCCGCATTATGTGGGTCACACGCTCTGCGGTTTCTATGTTTGACGCTCCGTAGGGCACAATTACGTCTTCTGCGGGTATATACATAGCAACTTGTCGCCCTAAATTGGGGTCAAAGTAGACTTTTTTGAACGCAGACCCTGCTAAACCCAAACTATAGAGCAATCTTTCGTGTTCTGACCTATATTCGACCATTTTTTCGGTCAATTCGTAGTTCATATCCGCTTTTACACGGTCTGCTGCCTCTAATTTGTCCTTATCTTCCTCTCCTATGACCTTTGTTCGCACAGGGCCAGCCGCAGGAAAGGTTTCACTCATGGTTTCTGCCTGAAAACGTATGGCAGCTTCGGATAAAACGGTAGAAAATACACCACATGCGCTCTGAAATGGTTCAGATCGTTCCTCTATCTTGAGGCCAAGCAGGTCAAGCCCCTCTACGAAGGTGTCTGCCCACTCTTTTCGTGCATCCATGTCCGATGCAACCAGCCCCATGACATCATCTGCGATCAAAGACAGTGCATTGTCTTCTAAAAACTCTGCCAAGTTCGCATCAAAGTCGGTCATGTCCCCTATATTGGCATCAGGTACTATGGTTATCTCCATACTGCCGTCATCCAGCGTCACCATTTCAGGGTCAACTATCTCTATTTCTAGTCCTTCACCCTGTTCTTCTTCGAGTCCTTCCGGTGCCGCATATAATCCTTTTTCAATAGCCATTAGTAGTATCCACCCCGCCTTTGTTTGAAGTAGCGTGTTTCTTCTGGCTCATCCGTTGGTAGACGGATAAACCCACCTTGTCTGAATCTCATCAACGCCATAACCGTGCTGTCCACGAGGTCATCATGGCTCATAAATGGAAACCCTGCAATCTCTTCTATTACTTCTTCTGCCCACCTAGTTATCGGCATCCACACCATACCTGATGCTACGATATCTGCAACTGAATTCAATCGCGCTAACTTGTCCCCCGACCCCCTGTGTGGCGTGTACTCCTGCACGGGCAGTCCCATGCGTCTCATCTCTTGGTACAGGGCTGTCCCTGCGCTCTTCTTCTCCACGATAAACGAGTCAGGCTCCCAGTCATTATACTCCTCCATCGCCAAGTCTTTCAGTTCAGGAAACTCCAGACGCTTCTTTATACTATTCAGCAGGATGATGTGGTACGCATTTTCACTCTCATTAAAAAATACCCCCCACGTAGTCAGCGCAGTATAGTCAGCACGGTTGTGCGTTTCTGCTGCTGCGTCCAGTGACATAATAATGTACTCGCATTCAGGAGGCCGTTCCTGCTCCCATGACTGCCACCACTCTCGTTTGACCAAAGCCGCTTCTTCTGCGGTAGGTTCCTGCTGGTACTGTGCGTTCCATTGGAAGGTCGGCATAGATGCCTTGGTACGTAGTAACGCATCTAAGTCAAAAAACTCAGGCCACAGGGGTTTCTGTATAGGTTTGTTATCTTTATCTGCCGTATCTAATATAGCAGGGAACTCCACCACTTCATATTGGTCAGAGCGATCATTGTTCACCATGTCCCGTGTTACTCTGCCCGTCAGGTCATCCATATGCCATCTAGTCTGTATGATTGCCACACGACCACCCGGCATCAGACGAGTCCGTGCTCCAAAGGTGAACCACTCGTAGGCTTTCTCAAATACCTCAAAGTTACCGTTAATCACATCCTGCTCAGAGTGAGGGTCGTCCACCAACAGTAAGTCTGCACCTCTACCTGCGATAGACGAGCCAATACCACAGGCGTAATATTCACCGCCCACGTTTGTATTCCATCTACCTGCCGACTTAGAATCTATTGATAGTGCAACCGTAGGAAAAATACTCTTGTACTCATCCGTAGCAATCAGGTTCCGTACCTTTCTACCAAAGTCCACCGCCAGATCAGTCGTGTGCGACACCATCATTACTTTCTTATTCGGGTTCCTACCCAAAAACCACGCTGGGAAGTAAATAGATACTAACTGAGACTTGCCGTGTCTTGGCGGTATGTTGACGCATATTCGGTCTTTGTTGCCCTGCTCAATGTCCATGAGCATCTTTGATAGTATGCGGTGGTGTTTGCCTACAATGTAATCTGGCTGCATACGCTTGCAGAACTCTATCAAATCATTGTAGGCCAATTCGTTTTGTTTCCGAGAGGCTAACTCGTCCACAATACGGTCTATCTCTACTACTTCGTCAGGGGAGAAAGAGTCAATGTTGTCCAGCATCTTCTGGATATCTTCCTCGGAGAAGTCTAACGCGGCCTCAGTCATCGTAGTCTTCCAGCCCTAGTTCCTCCTTCACATTTACAATGACGGGTGCTTCCACCACTTCTCCTGCAACAAGCTTTTCCAGCTTACCTTTCAGCTTCTCACGCAGGTCATCCGTAGACTGATGCGTAATCGTCACCTCTGATTTCTCAGAGAAGAGACCCACATCTGATATCTTACCCAGTAGTTCCAAAGCCCTCATACGTATACGGGGGTCAGGGTTCTCAGACTCCAGCACTAGTTTGTTGGTTACTAAGTGTCTGATATGTAAGGAACTTTCTACAACGGACTGCCCAAACTCTCTAAGTATGTTGTCCGTGAGTAGCAAAGAAGCGGGGGTAAGGGTGGCTGCTTTCTTGGTGGTCACTTTCTTAGACGTACCTTCAGGATCTTCTGCATATGCAGCAACTAGTTTTGCAGCGTTGTCCTTATCTTCTTTGTTAGGGGTTATCTCTAAACCGTGTTCGGCAAGCTTCTCGATTGTGTTGGATGCGGCCTCTGCCCTGTCTTTCAAATCAACAACGGGATCGGATTCAGCCACTTCTACCCCAGACTCGGGTTTTATGTGTAACGCCATATGTAATCGCAGGTCTAAGCCGTAAAACCGATTTATACATGAAAAAAATTTTTTTACAAGGGGGACTTAAATAAACAAGGGGGGTGCGCTCAGAAGAGAGGGGGTATAGCAAAACTCAAAATTTTACAGATCGTTCGTGCAGATTAGTAATATATAAGTTGGTATGTAACTAATCTTGGAATTGGGGGCATAGGGGGTGGGTAGGGTTGTCGCTAGGGAAATTCCCTAGTCAAGGGAAGCATTGTATTGCGAGATCCGAAAAGTATGCTAAAGTTTAGTCATGTTTCGGCAAGGGGCCGAGGCAGTAAACCAACAAAGGATACTCATTATGAGTTCATTTACAAAGAAAGGACAAGACTTGTTCTTGTCACTCACCCGCCAATTCACTGAGTTCGGCGCGAAGGCTAGCGAAGTAGCGGATCAGCTATATCAGCAGTTAGTAGACATGGGAGCAGGACTAGAGGATCTACTAGTCAGCACCGCCAAGAACAAAGGCAAAGACGCGATCTTGTCTGAGGCCTTTCTAGGCAGGCTTAAGGATACTATCTGTAAACAGAAATTCCCGAAAGAGGGTTTCATTATGGCCTACCTTAAGCAAGACGATCCTAGGCTAAACGGTGAAGGCGAAGGCAAACTGGCCTTTACCAAAGCTAATTGCAAGTACTGGCAGGATCAGAAAGGGACCGCCATGAAAGACTTCCGTAATGCTATGAAGACTAGGTTTAACAAAGCCGAGTCAATCAAGCAGGGCGGCGCGCGAGTAGCCAATCCACCACATGAGCGATTGCTCAAGGCTATAGCCGAGGCGGAAAAGGCTAGAAAGGCGGCGCAAACTAGCAATAAGTTCAAGTATGCTGAGAGCCTATGCGCGGATCAGAACAGTGAACTACGCGATTGGCTCAACGTGGGCATGCAACTTGCTAAAGAGTTAGAGAAAACAAAGACTCTGATCTCTGAGTAACTTGCTAGGGAATTTCCCTAGTCACATCTTGGGACCCTACGGGGTCCCTTCTTTTTTTATTAGAGGATCTAAAAATGAATGACCAAACAACATTTCAATTCAAAACCTATCACGGTTACATTGGTTACACCGCTGTTCCTACATCAATACTCTATACGTTGATTGCAAGAGAACGAGTCGGAATAACAAAACAACAACGGAAAGATCTACTGGAAAGATTAGAGGAGTTTGCAATACAGGGAACCCGAGTAGTTAGTCTCCCATCTGGGCAAGAGAGTTTTAACTTCGATCTCCCAAACATCACAGAAAACGATGGTTAGTTTCATGGGGCTACGGCCCCTTTGAAACCAGTGATCGTAGATGCACATAGCTTCAAGTCTTCCTCCTACCAAAAACTTGGTAGCCTTCAAACTATCCCCACCATCTCAAGAACTAGTTAGGGAATCTCCCTAGCCTTCAAAATGAAACCAGTGATCGTAGATGCACATAGCTTCAAGACGCAACTAGGGAATCTCCCTAGTAATGTTCGGTGTAATGTTCGCAAAATCCCCCTAATGTTCGCTAAAATACTGCATTGTTCGCTTTTTGAAAATGAAAAACGAACATTGTAAACCTACCCAAGCGTTATCAAGTGTTAGTATTCTTATTAATTAAACTTTATTAAATGTACTTATATATATATAAACTAATAATCTTAATTTATAATGTTCGCTTTTTAAAAAAGAGAGGATACTTACTTCAGACCTCTCTTCCTATTGTTCTATTTTCTACTCAAATCTAGTTTCACATTTTCTCTCTCTTCTCTTCGTCAAAAACCGAACATTAGAACATTCCTTTTTTATCAATTAGTTAGGTCACTACATTGTAAGAACAATAGACGTTTACTAAGAACATTATACGTTCAAGCACGTTTACCCACTCAAGTTAAAGGTTTGACTTCAATACTAACATATGAGATAATAGTATTTCGAGTGGAGTTTCGCTTGAAAAACAATACTGTTTCAAAAACTAGTTAGGGAATTTCCCTAGCGACAACATGGAGAACGACTATGGGTTTACTAGATGACCTACAAAAGAAACACGATGTAAGCGCACCAGTAGTTAGTGTACCACAGGCACAAGCCGAGGTAACGGCAGTTCCAGAACCAACACGACCTACCAACCAACAAGAGCCAGAACTAGTTGATGTATCTATGCACACTCATGCACGGCTATGCCACGTAAACATCTGCATGTGGGAGGGCAGGAAGAAAGACAAACGAGCCACACAGAACTACGCCCACCAAGTAGATGCAGATGCGAGGAAGATCGGTGTTGACAAGTACCTACTGTCAGACAATCCACACCTCAAGCGCATCAAATCGATCAAGTCCGATGCGAGAGATTATCTCAACAGAGTCTCTAAACCTTGGCTAGATCGTGGACCGCGCATCATACCCGCAACGTCACTACTAGATGCTAGACAAGCACTGGAGGCGTTCAAGGCAGAGTATTACACCGAGGTGCAGAACCTACTGGACGGCTACTCTGCCGCAGTAGACATGGCAGAAGAGAAAGCGCAGTCATCGTCCAGCGGTCTGGGCAGACTGTTCAATCGAGATGACTATCCTAGTCTTGGATCGCTACGAGAGAAGTTCAGTTTCAAGCTTGCGTTCATACCGCTACCCAAGCCAGAGGACGACAGCGACTTTCGGCTACAAGTCGGGGAAGAGATGAAAGAGTATCTCAAGCAGAGCTACAAGGACTACTACCACGATCAGAACCGAGACATGATGGTACGTGTTTACTCTGATGTGAGAACTAGACTTACAGAAACAAAGTCCAAGCTAGATTACGGGGACAAACAAACACCTACAGGGTTTCACAATACCTTGATCGACAGGACCCTAGAAGTAGTGCAGATGCTCAAGCACTTCAGTTTCGGTGATGACCCGAACTTAGAGCTATGCAGATCGGCACTAGAAGAGAGATTACAGCGCATGACAGTAGATGCGCTACGAGATAGCAGTCGGTTACGTTCCGAACTAATTGACGCTATAAACAAAGTACTTAATGTACTTCCACAATAACACTAGGGAATTTCCCTAACTAGTATTTGAATATTTAGGAGAACAGAAATGCAGGTACAACAAAGAACTTATGCAGTAAGTCACGACCAAGCGGCTAAGATGATATTGGCCTTTGGTAGACAAGGTAGTGTGATGGTAGAGGGCGACATGGGCACAGGCAAGTCGGCTCTGTTAGACACACTAGGTGAGACACTGAAGGATACGCACGTTATGTGCTACTTCGATTGCACGACCAAGGACGTTGGCGACATCTGGATACCCAAGTTCAAGGAGGTAGACGGACAAGACTACTTCACTTGTGCGACTAACGCAGAGCTTGGCATTCACTTGGAGAAGCCGTTGGTTATCATGGTTGACGAGTACAAGAAGTCTAACGTGTCAGTCAAGAACGCATTGCTAAGACTAGTTTACGAACACAAGATCGGAGACAAGGAGCTACACCCTGACTCTATCGTGTTTCTCACATCGAACCTAGATGGTGAGGGACTAGGTGATGTATTGCTACCGCATCAACGCAACAGGATGACCCGAATACGACTACGCAAACCAACGCACATCGAGTGGGTAGAGTGGGCGCAGGGCGCAGGGATTCACTACGCAGTATCTTCTTGGGTTGCGGAGAACCCACAGCTATTCCAATCTTTCGAGGACGTATCACCTGATGACAACCAGTACATCTACCATCCAGAGCGACAACAAGATGCGTTCGTCACACCACGTTCTCTTGAGTTCGCATCCCACTGGATGCACAAAGCTGACCAACTAGATTCACAGTCTATGGAGGCGGCATTGGTCGGTACGCTTGGCCCGATGGGTGGCTCGGAGCTATTCAACTACAGCAAGTTGATGAGTGACCTTCCGTCTATCAAGGACATCAAGGACTCACCCACTACAGCACGTATTCCGACAGGCGCGAGTGCCACACTGATGACGGTCTATCGCACGTTGCAGAACATCGAGCGTGATTGGGTCGATGCGTGGGTGGCCTACTCATGGCGGCTACCCGAAGAAGCTAAGTCGTACTTCCTGAACGGCATACGTTCACCCAAGCACCCGAAGCAAGCGGTGGTGATGAACAACGCCAAGTTCATGGAGTTCGCAGATCAACACAAACACATGTTTACAGCAGACAAGCGAGGCTAACTAGATGACAAGATCAGAATTTTGGGAGTGGATGAACACTTGTCCAAGTGACGATTGGATCGGACTTGAAGACGAGGTAGAAACCATAAAAATTCATTTTTCGGTAGATGAAGATCCAGAGGAGGTTAACTAGATGCTGAGTCTTAATCAACAACTAACAGTAGGCCAACGCCTACAGAAATGCGTGAGTGATATCACTAGTGTAGATATCTATGTACCACTAGCAGGTGTGCTGATGTTGGGGACTAGTTCTGTGGTCCCCGAGCCATTGCCCTTTACCGCGTGTACCAATGGTAGAGATGTTGTCTACGGTGAGGAGTTTATCTCAGCAATGAGTGACGCAGAGTATCGATTCCTGATACTGCATGAGAACTATCACAAGCTAGGTAAGCACTTATTCCTACTAGATTATCTATTCAAAATGGATGCAAAGGCGGCAGGTATTGCTAGTGACCATTGGATCAATCTACAGCTTATCGCAGAGAACGAGTGGATCATGGCTAACGTAGCCAATGCACGTATGCGGTGGCCCGATGGGTTTGCAGTCATGCCCGAAGGCGGCTACGCAGATCCGCAGTACAAGGGCTGGGACATACCCAAGATCTTCTGGGACATACGCAAGCGACAAGAAGAAGGCGAGGGTTTCGGAGAGGGTTTCGATGACCACGACCACGAAGGCGCTCAAGAACTAGATTCTGTGGAGCAGGAAGAGATCGCACGCGAGCTAGAGAGTGCGGTACGGCAGGGTATGATGACCGCAGGAAAACTGGGCCTTCAGACTAACCGATCACTACAGGAACTAGTTACACCCAAGGTTCCGTGGGAGAAGGTAGCGCAGGACTGGACGCGACAAGTGATGGCGGGTAAAGACTTCTGTACTTGGGCCAAGCCCAATCGCAGACACTTGGGTCAAGGTGTGTACATGCCGACCAGTCTGAGCGAGAGGTTAGACGAACTAGTCTTGGCTCCTGACATGTCTGGGTCGTGCTATCACTTACTAGGTCAATGGCTCAGTGAGTTCAAGAAGATACTGATGACACTACGCCCGACAAAACTACACATTGTGTGGTGGGACACCGAGGTCGCAGGACATCAGACATTCTTGCAGGACGAGCTAGACAATGTAGATCTGGTAATGCAACAGATCAAGCCCAAAGGTGCGGGTGGTACTGATGTACGTTGTGTGCCCACTTACCTACAAGCGAACGGTATCAGACCTACAGCTTGTGCGGTCCTGACGGACGGTGAACTGTACGGTGGCTGGGGGAACTGGGACTGCCCTGTGTTGTGGTGTATCGCAGGTAACCCGAGTGCCAGACCCACAATCGGTAAGTCGGTTTACATTGACGACTAGGGAAATTCCCTAACTAGTATTTGAAACACACTAAACAACGGAGGATGTAGGGTGGACAAGTTGATTATATTTTTGGGGGTTCTGGTGGCATTTCTTATTGTCAACAACATGGACTACCAAGACGAATTGGTAGCTGAACAAGCGTACAAGCGTGACGTATGCGAGGGCATCTACCCTAACTACAAAAACTTAAAACTAGATTGTAAGGAGAACTAGTATGGCAACACATGAACTTCAATGGACTTCGAGCAATGCTCTAAGCCAAAAATTCAATTCATTCACGGGTATGCAAGAGATGTATGAACAGATCAAACCAATCCATGAAAGAGGTGGGCTTGGTAAGTCGAGAAACATACGTCCTATCTTTAACCGTAGCAACAAGGTACACAAGGTACGCAAGGTAGACGAGAACACCTACGTGCTCCTTGATGGGGGGCTTGGCGATCCGCATGGGTACTTCCACACTGAAGCAGAGAATAGGACTTCAGAACTAGATTTTACCAAAGAGATGATAGATGACATGGTGTTCCTTGCTCCTATCGTTTGGCGGTATGATCCCGAGCGTAACGTAGAATCGGTAGGTATTCGCTATCACTCTGTCGAGCATTACGTTAACTGGCGAACCGCTACGCTACGTTTTTGCGTACCTGATCCGTTACGTGTGAGCGAGTCTCGACAGGGCAAACTGTACGTAGATGTGGGCGTGGCAACTGATGATTATCCCAATGTTGTTCACAAGAAACCCTTTGAGTCTATCTATATACCGAGACCCAAAGAGCACTCAAAGGGTTCAAGAGATTCGATGACGCTTGTGTTCGAGCGTACCAGAACTAGTGGTAGTAGCCCGACACAGAAAGAGTACGATGCGCTCAAGTACGTGAGTGGGGGCGGAACAGAGTATGCGACACGCAAGCGCACAAACATTGAAAGGAAGAAAGAGTACAAAGATGCGATTGAAAACTACTGGCAGTATCTAGTGACCTACGCACCCTTTGTGTCTGATGATTGGAAAGTATGTCGAGAGTACGTGGCAGATCTCGAAGAGTATATCAAAGGCGAGCGAGATGCTTATGGACACTTCGATTCGGCATTGCACATATACAATCAAGAAAAAGCTACCGATGTTGTTACTAATACTAGTAATGAACATAGGCTGGCTCTCTTGTACTTTTTCATGGAGCGCAACTCTTTGTTACGCAGAGTGAAGAACATGGCTTACGATGCTGACAAGAAGCAAGCGCAGAAGATACGGTCTCAGTTCAATCGTTTTATGAACGAGTGGCTTGGACTCAACTACTTGGTCGAGGAAGTTGTCGGTAAACCAAAATGACACTAGGGAATTTCCCTAACTAGTATTTGAACTAACGGGTTTTAGGTACGTCTTAAACCCACAATAAAGGAGGAAAAAGTAGCATGAATAAAACTATTGACGTTATTTCTTATGGAGATGTCTTTGGTGGCGAGGGTTTTAAAGCTCAAGACCCTAAGGGAGGGAGGCTACTAATGTACGTTAAAGATCATAATGGCGATTGGTTCACTACTAATAACAAGGATTGGGAAACAGAATGTGAAGTGTTGCCAACTGTAATTTTTAATATTGTCACTAAATTTAAAACTAGTAAGGATGACTAAAATGCAAAAAGTATATTGCGAGTACAACAATAGGATGTGGGATTTGTATTCACCCAAAGATGATGAGTGCTTTACGATGACTCCAGAAGATGCGAGGACTGCACCGAATTGGACTGCTATGATTCAACGATTCTGGGATTGGACCTTAGGTAGTGATGGTATAACTCGTCTCGGGCGTAATGAGGATATTAATCCTTGGAGGCTAGAGGCACAGGGAGCCAGAACCACATCTGATGCTTGGACCTCTTACGTACCATTACCTGCACTAGTTTTTGAGGTGTTGAGAGACCCTGTGTTCTCGGATGCAACAGTGAGTATGAGTAAAAATATGTCGGCTATGCTTATACACTTTAGTGGCCCCTACGCATCTGCACGTTTAGAGATAGCAAGACATTTAGATTCCGATAAACAATACCTTGGCTTATACACTCCGAACATACAGAAGGAACGTGCCCCTCATAACGTACATGTTTTCAAGACTATGGATGAGAGTAAGATACTTCATACTCTACGCAGAAGGGTTGTACCAAATACGTTTGAAAAAGTAGTGGCCCATACTTTCCGAAGTGCATCATCAGAAGCAGACTCGTTTAAATACGAGCATAACGATCAAGTAGGTAGACTAAAACGTGATATCCAGAAGCACATAGACTTTGAGCATGGTATGCGTTCTATCGAGAAGATAGACGGCAAATACTATATGCCTGTCACCGAGGCTTGGTACAAGGACTTCAAGGCGTTGACAGATTATGAAGCTGATCGTAAAGGCATAGCTTCGGGCAATAAGTTTACTGTTGTATACATCGAAAACGAAACTAGATTACACGTTGCTGATGTATCGCAGTCAAAGGATTACTCTTACGCAGAGATAGACAAACACCTTGTGTACGGAGAAGAAAACTTCCCTACTGAACTGGCGCAGAAAATGTCGATACTACAAATGGTGTCTGACCAAGAACTAAAGGCAGGGCAAGTCGGTACAGGCTTTAAATTAAATCCACATCTTTTTTACCTATATAACTAGACAAGCACAACCCATAGTGATAGGGTTTAACTTCGTTACGTAGGAGTTACGAATATTACTATGGGTTTGTCTACCTATTATCGTGTATACGCTGATCCGAAAAAGGATTGCATAACTGTTGACAATCTAGATTGTAATCCAACGGTTACCAAAGAATACCCATCATTCGATTCCCTACCTAAGAACATACGAGAAAGTATTTCTGTCTTATCTCTCAACGAGGGTGAAAAGATAGAAGGACTAGGTTATAAATTAACAAACAATTTATTTTATATTGTTAGTCCCTAGGGGGGCATGTTGAACAGGCTTGGTGAAGTCTGCGAGTGTTGATGCGTCCCCCCTGAAGTATTAAGCGCATCAACACATTCACCACATCTCGCCCGCTGATCCTTTTCGGGGAGTGGTGGCCTCGAAGCCAAAGGTAGTATGCCAAGTCGCGGGCGAAGGGTTTTTGCAAGTTTTCCCTATTCATGGAGGCTTAATATTACCAACCACCACATTGAAACTAGGGATTTTCCCTAGTGAGGTTTTGAATGGGGGTATGCCGCTTTAGTAATAGGGCGGCTCCATCAGATGCTCGGAACATGCCATGCTTGTTGCCCTGCCCCTGCCGCAAGTTGATACCAGTGGTCACACTTTGAAGTGTGGTTACAGTTTAGTAGCACTTAGCTCTTAGGGAGACAGATGAAGAAACATTATTGCGAATTATGTGGGGAGCAAGACCCCGAAAAGTTTACAGGACAGAATAAAAATTACTGCGGTGAGTGTCGTTCAAAGCTAGGTCGAGAGACTAGATTTAGAGAATATGCACAAGGCCATGCAGATCAAAAGCTGTTTAATACATATTGGAGGAGGGTTGTAAGTGAATAAACAACTGTGGCAAAGAGCCTACCATCTTGGGAGGTTTGCATTTCGAGATGAAAAAGAAGCTTACATATCAGCTAACGATGAAGGGTTGGTAGAAGAAATGCATGTTGCAAGAGACTGTTGGGTGAGAGGGAACACTAACTGGGAAGACACTGACTTTATTAGTCGCTGTCAAAGAGTTTATCGACAGACATTGTACGACAATATCAATAACGAAGAGGGTTTATATGAATAAAAAATTATTAGGCGCATTACTGTTGGGTACTAGTTTACAAGTTAATGCTGAATGCTTCCCGGTAACGGAGGTGTTAAAGGTAGTGGACGGTGACACCGTGGACGTTCAGATACGAGTCAAGCCACTTGATCTCGATTTGCTGTCTAACATGAGAATACGCATGGAGGGCATCAACGCATGGGAAAGTAGAACTTCTAACGCAGAGGAGAAGGTCAAAGGGCTGGCGGCTAAAGCTAGGTTGTCAGAACTAGTATTGGCACCGCTTACTGTATGCCTGTCCGGTAAGGGTAAGTTCGGACGTTGGATAGGTACATTGTTCAACGGTGAGATTAATATCAACGAGCAGTTGGTCGAGGAAGGCCACGCACATTGGTACGATGGTGGCAAGCGCAAAGAGTTCAAGTGAAAGTTAATATCACCATAGAACTAGATACAGTAGAGCCAGATGACAGAGAAGTTCTGGATAAGCTGATGGAGTTTTTTGAAACGAGAGGAGAAATCTTGCATGACACCCGAGGCAAAGGTAAAGAAGAAAGTTGTTGAACAACTCAAGAAGCTAGGTGCTTACTACTTTTACCCCATGACTCATGGATACGGAAAGAGTGGCGTGCCTGACATAGTGGGATGCTTTGAAAGTAAATTCTTTGGTATTGAGTGTAAAGCCAAGGGCAACAAGCCTACCCCTCTCCAACAGAAGAACTTGCACGACATTATGAAGAGTGGCGGTATAGCTATGGTCGTTGATGAGAAGAACATAGATCAAGTCATTCCAGTGTTAACCAAAGGGTTTGCGGCACAGTTGGAACTAGATTATGACTGATCCAGTTAATCACCCTCCACACTACACAGTCGGAGACATTGAGTGCATCGATGCGATCAAGGCATCCATGACTCCAGAACAGTTTGAAGGCTATTTAAAAGGTACAGCAATGAAATACTTGTGGCGGTACCCCCACAAAGGCAAACCAGTACAAGATATAGATAAATGTATTTGGTTTATGAAGAGATTAAGAGAGGAGATAGATGGATCTGATAACGATTGACTTTGAGACATACTACGACCAAGAGTATTCGCTCTCGAAGCTTACCACTGAAGAGTACGTCCGAGATACTAGATTTGAAGTCATTGGCGTAGCGATCAAAGTTAACAACGAAGCCGTAGAGTGGGCGAGTGGCACAAACAAACAAATGGCGGCATACCTAAACGAGTTTGATTGGAGCAACAGCATGGTGCTTGCTCATAACACTATGTTTGACGGGGCCATACTCAGTTGGCGATACGGTATTAAACCTAAAGCGTGGGCTGACACTTTATGTATGGCTAGGGCGGTGCATGGTACAAACGCAGGGGGGTCACTAAAAGCTCTAACAGAGAGATACAAACTAGGAGCGAAGGGCACAGAAGTCATAGCGGCAAAGGGTATGAACAGAGATGACTTTAGTAGTGCCCAGTTAAGTAAGTACGGAGACTACTGCATAAATGATGTGGAGTTGACCTATAAATTATTCAGAATTATGGGCAAAGGTTTTCCTAAACAAGAACTTAAAATTATAGACCTGACCCTACGTATGTTTGTAGAACCAGAACTAGATTTGGATTTAGGATTACTAGAAGTACATCTGGATGACACTAAAGAGAATAAGGATAGGTTGCTAGAAGAAGCCGGAGTAAGTAAGGACGACTTGATGAGCAACTTAAAGTTTGCAGAACTACTTACCGAACTTGGGGTAGAACCTCCCACCAAGGTAAGTCTTACTACAGGTAAAGAGACTCTAGCTCTTGCCAAGACCGATGAAGGATTCAAAGCGTTAGAAACTCACGAAGATGTACGAGTACAAAGTTTGGTAACTGCCAGACTAGGTAACAAGAGTACGTTGGAAGAAACCCGCACTCAAAGGTTCATTGACATAGCTAAACGGGGATTGCTCCCTGTACCTATTCAGTATTATGCCGCGCACACAGGGCGTTGGGGCGGTGCTGACAAGATCAACATACAGAACTTACCTAGCCGTGGCCCTAACGGAAAGAAGTTGAAGAACAGTATCATTGCGCCAGAAGGATACATGATAATTGATGCAGACTCAGCGCAGATAGAAGCGAGGGTACTTGCGTGGTTAGCAGAACAAGATGACCTAGTTGAAGCATTCGCAAAGGGTGAAGATGTATATAAGAAGATGGCTTCTGATATTTATGATATAGATGAAGATAAGGTGACAAAAGACCAAAGGTTCGTTGGTAAGACCACCATACTCGGTGCAGGATATGGCATGGGGGCGGTCAGGTTCAAAGCTCAGTTACAGCTTTCTGGATTTGACATGCAGTTAAAAGAGGCTAGAAGGGTTATAAAAATATACAGAGATACCAACTGGAAAATAAATCACTTGTGGCGTGAAGCTCAAAACTTATTGACAGAACTAACTAAAAAGAACTGTAGACAAACTAGTCTGGGTAAAGAAGGTGTATTAGACATAGTGGCTGCGGAGAAAGGTATAAGGTTACCTTCAGGTTTGTTACTTAGGTATGAAGACTTGTCGTTTGAAACCAACGAAGAGGACGTACAGTTTACTTATAAAGTTAGAAACGGACGCAATAAGATATATGGCGGTAAAGTAGTAGAGAACGTATGCCAAGCAATAGCACGTTGTATTATTGCGGAACAGATGTTAAAAATAACAAAGAAGTATCGTGTTGTGATGACTGTTCACGACTCGGTTGTTTGTTGTGTACCCGAGACAGAGGTTTCGGATGCACAGGCGTACATTGAGAAATGTATGCGATGGACTCCCGATTGGGCAGAAGGTTTGCCGATTGATTGTGAGTCAGGCGTAGGAAGAAGTTATGGAGAATGCGAGTAGTATTGTTCCTTGGTCTTTCAGTAAGGCCAAAGCGTTTGAACAATGTCCCAAGCAGTTTTACCACATGAAAGTGTTGAAACAGTATGCGGACAAAGAGACTGAAGCCATGCGGTACGGCACACTTATGCACGAAGCGGCTGAGAAGTACGTGCGTGACAAAGAGCCACTGCCTAAGTCTTTTGAGTATGTAAAACCTGCACTAGATTCTCTACTGTCTAAACGAGGTGAAAAGCTCTGCGAGTTCAAGATGGGGCTAACAGAGAACCTCGACCCGTGTGGTTTTTACTCTGATGACGTATGGTGGCGGGGGATAGCTGACCTAGTAATACTCGACACAGACAGCCACATTGCATGGGTAGTTGATTATAAGACAGGTAAGTCAACTAGGTATGCAGACAAAGGGCAACTAGAACTCATGGCGCTTGCCACTTTTAAACACTTCCCAGCTATCAAAGAAGTACGTGCTGGACTGTTGTTTGTAGTATGTAACGAGTTAATTAAAGATAAGTATAAACAGACGGATCAGACATTGTTGTGGGCTAAATGGACAGATTCTTTTTCTCTGATGCAGGAAGCTTTAGATAACGATGTGTGGAACCCCAGACCTAGTGGATTGTGCAAGAATCATTGCGCGGTCCTTGAATGTGCTCATAACGGGAGGAACTAATGCCTAGATTAATTAAGAAGAAACCACGACCCTATAAAAAGGAATACCAACAACAAAAAGAAAGAGGTGAACATGCGGATCGTATGGAACGCCAGAGAGCGAGGCGTAAAATTGATAAGAAAGGCGTGGACAAGAACAAGAACGGAAAAGCCGACAAAAGAGAAGGCAAAGACGTTTCCCACAAGAAAGCCCTAAGTAAAGGCGGCAAGAACAAAGACGGTGTGCGTATAGAAAGTAAGAGCAAAAACCGTAGCCGTAATTACCAAAAGAAGAAGTAGTATGCGTATTGTAAAAGACAGGGCAGTGCTTCTTAGATTACGTGACCCAGAGAAAGTTACTAGCGTAATACCTAAAAGTAAGGAGCTTGAGGATAATCGAGTTCTAGTTAATTGGGGGCTGGACGAGGTACACGTACTAAAAAACCTGAAGATAAACGTGCCTTCTCCGATTGAATCTAAGTACAAGTGGACGGGTAAACTAAAACCCTTTGACCACCAGAAGACCACCTCTGCATTTTTAACTCTGAACAAACGTGCTTTTTGCTTTAATGAGCAAGGCACAGGTAAGACCGCTAGTGCTATCTGGGCCAGTGATTACCTTATGAAAGAGGGCAAAATAAACAGAGTGCTTGTGATATGTCCTTTGTCTATCATGGATAGTGCTTGGAGAGCAGACTTATTTACGTTTGCCATGCACCGCACAGTAGACATAGCCTACGGTTCATCAGAGAAACGCAAAAAGATCATCAACCAAGGCGCTGAATACGTCATCATTAATTATGATGGTGTAGAGATAGTAGCCGATGAGATAGCCAACGGTGGGTTCGACCTAATCATAGCTGACGAGGCCACACATTATAAGAATCCACAGACCCGCAGATGGAAGATGTTAAATAAACTAGTTGCTCCAAACACTTGGCTTTGGATGATGACCGGAACTCCTGCGGCACAGTCTCCTTTGGATGCTTACGGACTAGCCAAACTAGTTAACCCTGACGGAGTGCCTAAGTTCTTTAGCTCTTTCAGAGACAAAGTGATGATAAAGATCACGCAGTTTAAATGGCTACCAAAAGAAGATGCCATAGACACGGTACACAAGGCACTACAACCTGCGATACGGTTTACCAAAGATCAGTGTTTGGATTTGCCCGATCTTGTATACACTAAACGTGTCGTAGAGATGACCAAACAACAAAAGAAATACTACGACCAGTTAAAAAGATTCATGGTTATGCAGACAACTGACGAGCAAATAACCGCCCCGAATGCCGCTGTCAACATGAATAAGCTGTTACAAGTATCAGCAGGAGCAATCTACACCGAGGACGGTGAGGCTTTAGAGTTTGATATAAAGCACAAGTATAAAGCCTTGAAAGAGGTAATTGATGAGTCAAGCCAGAAAATACTTATTTTTGTGCCGTTCAGACATACGATAGATATCATATCTGACAAGTTGCAAAAAGACGGAGTTACCACAGACATAATCCGTGGGGACGTACCCGTATCAAAACGCACAGAGATATTTAAACGATTTCAGGAGCAAGATGACCCCAGAGTATTGATTATCCAACCACAGTCTGCGGCCCACGGTGTAACACTGACGGCTGCTAACACTATTGTATGGTGGGGACCAACTAGTTCTCTGGAGACTTATGCACAGGCCAACGCCAGAATTCATAGATCAGGACAAACTCACAAGTGTACGGTGGTACAGTTACAAAGTTCACCGATAGAAGGTAGAGTTTACTCACTACTAAATAACAGAATAAATATTCACTCACAAATACTAGAATTATATAACGAATTGCTTGACTAGCTAACGAAAAGAGAGTAGATTCGTTCCACCCAGTGATTTTACTGGTGCGTAAGGAGAACAAAATGGAAGCAGTAAATCAAGAGAGAGATATCTCTCCTGCAAGGCTGACGCAACTCTGCAACGTCTTTATCAAGATAAGAGCAGAAATATCACGGCTCAAAGCAGCACATGAAATAGAAGTCAAAAAGTTAGAAGCCCAGAAAGATAAAGTGGCAAAAGCTCTGGATGAATATTGTGTGTCGCAAGGGGTTAAAAGTGTTAAGACTGACGGTGGGCATACTTTCTATAGAAAGGTGAACACTCGTTATTTTGTTCCTGAAGGTAAGTGGGACGAGTTCTTTAAGTATTGTGCTGAGAATAATCTTCCAGAGCTTATACAGAAAAGGACCAGTGCTACTAACCTAAGAGAATACTTAGAAGATCCTGATAATAAGGACGTTGTGATCCCTGCCTTGCAAGCTGACTCAAACTATACACTTAGTGTTAGAAAAGCAAAGGGAACATAATAATGGCTAGTTATTCAAACGTGCAAGAAGTAGCAAAGTATTTTGGTATCTCAGAATCTACTGTAAGACTCTGGGTTAAGAAAGGTACTATTGCTAGAGATTGTTACATAAAAGCAGACTTAACTTATAGGTTTGACATATCCGCTATCGAGAAGCATTTGAGAGGGGGTAAGTTTGAAGAAGATAAGTCTGAAGAGGATAAACCTTGGCAGGAAGAACTTGCTGAGAAAGATACAGAGGTTAGTCTGGACGATGATTTCTAAATGAGACTTAGCATACGGGACAATAACTTTAATGCAGATGACGGTTCGTTAGGTAGCACGATAGAGGCAGTGATTATCAATGCAGCCTCTGTATCTAGGGCTTACTACCAAGCCGAATACAATGCCGACAAAGCACAAAAACCGATATGCTGGTCCACAGACACGCAACAACCTGCTTCAGGGGTATTATCTGAAAACAAACAGTCAGCACGATGTTTGGATTGTCAGCGCAATATTCGGGGAAGTGAAGGACGGGCGTGTAGATTTTCGCAGAAAATAGCTTTGGTATTTGAAGATAAGCTATGTGAGGTACATCAGTTACAAGTACCTGCCAATTCTATTTTTGGTAAGGCAACTAATAACGAGATGCCACTACAGGAGTACGCTAGGTTCCTACAAAAACGAGGAACTTCTGTGTCATCTGTATACACAAAGATTTATTTTGATGAAAGTAGCAGGGTGCCTAAGTTGTTCTTTGCGCCTAAACGACCTTTGGGTAAAGAAGAAGAGAAACAAGTAGCAGACATGGTAGATCATACAGACACCATACGAGCTATAACAACTGACTATTCTGAAGGTTTTAATACAACTAGTTCTGAGGAGAACGAAGAAATGAAATATATGATACAAAATGTGACGGCTCAATGGCCTAAATTAGATCGCCCTTACCAGTATGTAGAAGGGAAAGGTCATCAGCCTTGTTCGGTAGATGCAGAGGGGGCGGCATACGAAGTAGGTATAAACATACCTCATGCTGAAGCTGGAAAATTACGTAAAGCGATGAAGGCTTGGTACGATGAGAAGAAAGCCGAGAACGACAAGAAGAATCCGAAAAACGAATGGCCTGAGTTCGAGGACGGCTATGAGATTGTTTCAGAGGAAGGTGCGGCAAAAGAGGATCGTATTTATCGTAAGAAATGCAAACTCAAGGCAAAGTACGATACTCCCACTAAAAAACCTCTTATGTTGAAGGCTAACTTACAGCCATGCGCTGATGACTTTGAGTTGACTACTGGCAGCACGATTAATATCGAAGTCACTTTTTATGCTTGGGCTAATAAGGCTATGGGATGTGGCGTTTCTTTACGGCCTCAAGCTGTGCAGGTTATTAAGCTTGAACCACGCATGGAAAGAGAGACTAGTTTTACGCCTATGGAAGGTTACGGTTCAGATGAATCAGAAGCAGGTAGCAGTTTTACTGCTGTAACCTCAGAGCCTGTGCAAGCAGAAGCCAGCAATGATGACTTTGAGGAACCTGAAGAACCCAAGAAGATAGTCAAGAAGAAGGGCAATCCCCCAGAAGATAAAGATCTGGAAGATATCGTAGACGATTGGGACTAACCTTTAATATGCAACGGGGTTGGACTGATGTTCAGCCCTAGTTGTGACTGCTTTTTGGGATCACTATGGAAACTAAATTATTTTTAGATAGCGTTCTCTGTGCGGAAGGGGTCTATTGTCTTTTTGCGTCTCACTCAAAACTAAAGAAAAGAAACCAAAGGTTCTTTGAAGATACACAAGAACTAATAGACTACGCACGGGAACTAGATAGCAAAGGTTGGGATACTTTTTTTGCTCTATCATCTTTTCAATCGTCAAAATCTAGGAAACAGGACAACGTAGCAAAGATTCGATCTTTCTTTCTCGATCTGGATTGCGGCCCTAGTAAGGATTTTGAAACACAAGAACAAGCATTGGTAGCCTTGAGAAATTTCTGCAAAGAAACAGGGGTACCAAGACCGACCATGATAAATTCGGGTAGAGGTGTGCATGTGTACTGGCCTTTGACGGAGGAGAAAGAACCTGAAGATTGGATGTCTGTAGCGAGAAGCTTTAAAAGTAAACTATCAAAGTACAAAATATATGCAGATCCTGCGGTGACTTCTGATACTGCTAGAGTCTTGCGTGTACCTACAACACACAACCACAAAGCCGACCCCCCTATCCCAGTTAAACCGATAGGCTCTCTTGCACTTGAACCTTTAGAGTTCGATATGTTTGTAGAGATCTTTGGAAGAGATACTAGTACGACAAATAGACCTCTTATGAAGAACGCTGTCATGGATAAACTTATGGGTAACAGAGAGTCTTCTTTTGAAGCTATAAGGGTTAAGACAAAGGCAGGGAAAGGGTGTGAACAACTTAAATTGATAATGACAGATCAGGAGAACACTAGCGAACCCATGTGGAGAGCAGGGCTATCTATTGCTAGGTTTTGTGTAGACGGAGAGAAAGCCGCACACAGGCTATCTGAGAGGCATCCTGAGTACGATGTAGATGAAACGAATCGAAAGTATGACCTCATAAAAGGTCCTTACACCTGCGTAACATTTGACGAAAACAAACCTGATATATGCCCTAATTGTCCTAATTGGGGAAAGATAAAGTCTCCGATTGTGCTGGGTAATAGGTATAAAGAAGCTGAAACTAGTAATGAAGATGAAAATGAACTGCCAAGTTATCCACAACCCTACTTCAGGGGGGCCAACGGAGGTGTATACCATAGGTCCACATCATTAGATGGTGAAGTAGACGAGAAACTTATTTATCATAACGACTTGTACGTAGTTAAAAGAGTGCGTGATCCTGAAGCAGGGGAGAGCGCAGTCATGCGGCTACATCTACCCAAAGATGGTATACGTGAGTTTACAATACCGTTAAGCGCAATCACTTCGAGAGAAGAGTTTAGAAAGCATATAGCATCTCAGGGAGTGGCAGTTACCAAGATGGAAGAATTGATGACTTATACAACTACATGGATTAACGAACTACAAGCTAACAGTGTAGCTGAGAAAGCACACAGACAGTTTGGTTGGACTGACGGTAGTATGACAACGTTCATACTAGGTAATAAGAAGATAACCGCTGATGCCATAGAGTTTAATCCCCCGTCCGACCAGACCGTGGGTTTGTTTCCTGCGTTTGAACCCAAAGGAACACTAGAAGAATGGAAAGAATTGATGTCTTTTTGGGACAGAGATGGCTTTGAGTTGTATCAATATGTGGTCGGCACGGGGTTCGGTAGTGCGTTGATGGAGATGTTAAACGCTAGTTGTGCGGGTATGCACCTTCACAGCGTAGATTCGGGCGTAGCAAAGACTACAGCAGTCATAGCCGGATTAGGCATATACGGCAATCCAAATGAGCTACTACTAAATAAAGACGATACCTTTGCAAGTAAGATGAACAGAGGTCAGGTATACCACAGCATACTCTGGGGTGTAGACGAGATAACTAATCTGACTCCATTACAAGCTTCTAATCTAATATACCAATTTGCCGCAGGGCAACAACGCAATCGTCTTACATCTAGCGGCAATATAGAGAGGTACAGGGGCGAGCCTTGGAGTCTCCTTGCAAACACCACAGGTAACGCCAGCATCATAGAACGAGTTAGTATGGCAAAAGCTATGAGCAAAGCAGAAGCACAGCGTATGTTGGAGTGTTACGTGCCGAACGTAAGCCACTTGTTTAATGATGTAAAAGACCCCTATGCGTTTGAGAATGGAGTTAAGTATCAGCAATACGGCACAGCGGCTATACCTTATGTGCAGTACATAATGCGGAACAGAGATGAGATACGTGTGCTGTTGGAGAAAGTTAAAGAGAGTGTGGACAGAATAGGGAAACTAGATACTACAAATCGTTTTTGGTCAGCCCATATAACAGCCACTATCACAGGACTTATGGTGGCTAAACGAGCAGAGTTAATTACTTTTGATACCAAAAAGGTATTTAAGTGGGTGATAGATACCCTGTTGCCACAAAACAAACGTAATACTGAAACCAGTGATGCTTCTGTATTTGACATAATGAATGACTTCTTTACGGAACACATTAGCAACATTCTGCAAATAGAAAGCACGCACGACAATCGCAAGATGCACGATAACGGTTTGGATTCTTTGGTTATACCTGATGCCTTGGCAAGAGGTAAACTAGTCGCTAGGTACGAAACCGATACACAGAAGTTCTATGTCGTTCCAAAGATACTTAAAAGCTGGTGCGGAGATTTGCAGATAAACTATGCTCATTTGCTAAAACAGATAAAAGAACATTGCGAAGGCAAAAGAACCAAGGTGAGATTGGGTAAGGGCACTAAGTTAAACTTACCTCCTGCTGACGTTATCGTTATGAAGTTCTCTACGGATGAAGATGAAGAGTCTGGAGATAGTAAGAACCTATGATCTGCACCCTGATGGGGTGAGAATAACCGTGGATTGGGATGCTATGGAGGTAGGGTCTTCCGTATTTATACCTTGTGTAGACACCACGAAAGCGAAAAAACAGCTTGAATCGGTGCTTAATACTAAAAAATGGAGTTATATCTTAGATATAAGGGTAGAAAACAGGCTTTGGGGGGTGCGAGCATGGAGAACTTTGTGATAGGATCTGCTCGACAGTCCAACAATCTGTCGTTCTCCTACGTATACCCCCCTTCACTGGGGGGTTTTTAATTGTAATATCTAGTTTTTCTACCTTATACACTTCGTGGAAGATTCTATCAGAAGAAGCCTTTTACTAAAATCTTCCCTTAATCTTCTGTTTCTGCTTCTTGCATAAATCTAATTTGAGTGGCTATGTCACTACCAAATTTAGGAGGCAGACTAACTCCGTTATAAACGTTGGTTTTAGCATTGTAAAAAGACTTTCTGGAATTTTCTTCTTCTGAAGGAAGTATTACTGCATCAGGATATTTGGGGCCTACATCTTTGTTAAATTTTGTTATACGTCTGGTTACTTTAAGTATCTCTGCCATATCATTTTGGCTGTAAGCGTTGTTTAACTGTTTCGTTAATGCACTTCGTCTAGTTATTATATTTTTAGCTATCTTTCTTCTAGTTAAAGCTTCTTCTGTCCTACGTACATACTCTGCAGGAGCGAAACCAAAAAACTGAAAGATTAACTCGCCTTGAGATACATCCTCATACACGGGGTTACCTGATCTAGTAAGGTAGCCTTCGTTGGCTAAACGCCCTCTGGCTTTAAACATGTTAGAAAATGCAGGGGGTAGCATTTTTTCTATACCACGCTCTAAATCTACTTTATTCCCAGTAGGCTTTATTACGTCTCTCAGACCTTCATAAAAGTCTATGGCTGTACCTGCTGCCGGACCTCCAAAAAGCTCAAATATAAATCGTTCGGGATCTACAACGGTATTGTATTTATTAGTTTGGAGAAGCAGTTCATTAAACTGCGCTCGATTCGTTACATCTATTCCAGACAATGCTACTAATCCACCTTTGTAAAAACCTTCTGTCATAGCCTGTCTTAATTTTTCATCTATATTTTCATCTTCTCCAGATATTAAATCTTGTAAGGCCGCAAAAGCTTTAACTGCCCCGTATATAAAAGTGCTTTGTACCCCCAATACAGCCGCAGTCATAAGCGTATTACCCATAAACATAGTAGCTGCTTGTTTTTGTATTTCTTTTTTATTGGGAGCGTCAGGCGGTATAAATCTACCAATCATATTGAAGAAATTTTTAAACAACAGAAAATACATTTTAAAACCGTAGGTCTTGTACATAGTAGCTACTCGACCAATATTGCCTTTTGATATGGGTGCTCCTGTTTCTATGAACGTGCCCCCATTAGTTTCTGTGGCCGCGTACACAGCATCTCTTGCTGCTTGTATCATTTGTTCTTCGGTTAGTTTGGCGTTCTTTTTGCCCTTTCTAAGCTTATTCAACTCTAATTGATAAAAAGCTACCATGCTAACCTGTCTGTTAAACCTGTCTGCGCTGTTAAAAACTGTAGCCCCAAGACCCATAAAATTACGCCAAAGTTCTTGGGGTTTTCCTGTAGTTCCATCGATGGGTCTACCGCTTTCATCTAATCCCATAGCATCAGCAAAGAAAGTTCTGTTAAGTTGGTTGCCGTCTACTGCTACTTTTACTAGTGGGGCTAAGTCTTCTAGTTTTTTTAGTTTTGAAGGACTTAATCCTTTTTTATGTTTTTCTTTTAATGTATATATTTCGTTATTATTAGCATCCAGCGTTACATCAAAGTAAGTATCTATACCTGCTTCAGGTATTTTAGAATCCCCGAAATCAAATGAAGTTAGCACTAGCCCAGAAGCGTCATGTAATATTGCTTTAGTGGCATTCCCCCACCCGTACTTGGACGCTAACGCTGTATAGACTATAAAGGGTACTTGAAATGTCTGTATCGCAGCAGAAGACACGTTATATGAAATAGTTTGTAAAAATGCAAATTGATTCAATAATGTTGAAACGCGAGTCCCAAACCCCGAAGGAGGATTATACCCACTTTGTGCGTCTTCAATTAGTCTTTGTTTAAATAATCCAAACTTGCTTTGAGTTACATCTCTATCAGCACTATATTTTAGATTACCTATATCAGTTTCTATATTTCTAAGTTTTCGTGCGTATTCTATACGTGTGGACTGCCTTGCTATGTCGTAGGCTTTTCTATTGAAGGCGTACTTAGCGTCTATTATATACCCCGGTGTGCCCTTTCTTGCTTGAAATGCTTGAGCAAATGAAGTCTCAGGCAACGTCTGCAAATACAACTGCATGATGTTTTCTTTTAAAGTCTCAGTTTCGTCAGTTTTAGGTAACTCATCAACTTTATTTAATATTTTAGTCATTGTTGAGTTAGCGGGGCTATTATCTTCAAAGGATTTACTATCAAACTCTCCTTCAAAATACTGTGGCCCTGCTACCCCACTACCCTTAAAGGGGTTTTTAGTTGAGTCAACATTGGCTTTATCTGCTTTTAATTGTTTAACTAGTCTTTTAGCTTGGGATTCAGTGTCCACCATTACCATCATTACAGGATCTTTACCCTCTGCTTCTCGTTGCATAGAGTGCCAAACCACTTTATATTTACCTTCTCTAGCTAACGGAAAGTATACGTCTAACAACTTTCTATCGAACAACTTACTCATTAAATCTTTTTTTACTTCTGAAGCGGTATCTTCGCCTAATATATTGTCTAAATTTACATTAATAGATTTTTCAGCGTCTAAGTATTGTTGCTTATAAAAGTCACGCATCTCGGTATACACTTTCATACCGTCAAGGTTATCGGCTTTTAATTTAGTTAATTCGTTTACGTACCTACGTTGTTTATTCCATATGTACATTTTGTCAACGGTCTTTACGATATCTTTCCCTGCAGCGTCTTTACCTTCTGTTATGGTTATTTCAGTTGGGTCATTTGCATAGGCAGCGAGAGCTTGGTCTTTTGAAAACAAAGGGTCAACTCCGGTTATGGTAGCTCCAAAATTAATGTCGTATATGAGCCTGTCTAATAGACGCTTACCTTTATACCCTACTTTGCTGTACCATTTACTGTGCTCTGCGTTTATCTTTTTTATTCGTTTATCTTTTTTATCTAAAGCACCTCTTTGTTCTAATAAAGTTTCAAACAATTCTCTTGCTTTTAATGCTACGTCTTCCCCAAAAAACCTACCCATGTAAGCCGCGTCTGCGCTGTCTACAAACCTCATTAACAAGTTAAACACTTGGTCACTTGAAGACTTTGTTAGTTCCCTTAACCTATCTCTAATACCTGCTTGGGTAATGCCTTTGTTGTTTATTAGCTGGTCTTGAATACTTTCTAAGTTATCCACTATCTTTTCGGGGTCAGCGGCTAACTCGGTGGCGTTCCTGCTTTCTGGGGCTGGAGCTAATATGGCACTGGCTAAACGTCCTACGTTAGATAAAATAGTTTCTGAGGCATCCACTTCTGGGTCTAGCTCTATGGCCTTTATATTTACCTTCGTTAAAACAGTGTTTAACATTCTAAGCACTTGATTCTTAAACTTGGTAAACGCACTGGATGCGCTGTTCTTGGGGTATAGGGCAGCTAGTTTGCTTCTAAACTCCATATTACTAAAGGCTTCAGCTACAAACTCATCTAAACTTGAGGTGCCGTAGGTGGTGTCTAACAGACCACGAGTTTCTTCAAACAACTTTTTCAGTGCTTTAGTAACAGGATTAGATTTATTTCCCAGTGTCGCACTGGTTAGCGCATGGGTAAGTTCGTGCAGTAATACGTGAGTATTTAGTCCTCGTTCAGAATCTAGTTTTACAGTATTAGTTGTAGGATCAAACAACCCGGCTACACTTACTCCAGCCTCATTCTTCAGGTTATTTACTATTTCAACTTTTGTGTTGCCCAGCATTGTAGGAAACGTTTCAGCGATAGCCTGTATAAATTTAAAATAGTCTTTACTGTCTTTGGACACGTTATCGGCATACCCTTCTAACAGCCCCAGTGCTAACCGCAGATCTCCTTGCCGCAACGCTTGTATTATTCTCGGATTCAATGTTGCATTTAATGCAGAAACTAGATTTGCAGGTAGGGCTAAAGTAGCAGGAACAATAGTAATATCACCAACACCTGTGGATATTGCGTCTCCCAAAACAAGTTTACGTTCAGGACCAAGTGGTGTTGGGGCTTTTTTAAGTTCAGGAGGGGGTATGTAAGCTATAAATGGTTTGCCTCCCGGTGTTCCACCATAAGGAACTCTAGTTTTTGTAGGTCCAAGGGCGGCTTCTTCTGCTTCACTTGTTCTTTTTTCTATTTTTCTGGACGCAGGGCGTAAATTCTTTTTTATAGCTCTAACTCTTTTTTTAGCTTCAAGTATGGCTTTAAGAGCAGCTTTTACTTCTTCTTTATCTACGTCTGCATTTTCTCTAAAAGCTTCTATTCTTTTTCGTTCAGCTTCTAAGGCAGCTAGTAATTTTTTATCGTCTACCGTTAATGCTTCTCTTCGTTCTGTAACTGGACGGTCCACTGGACCCTTGGCTAAATCTGCTGCGCTCATCACATAGCCTTCTCCTTGAATTAACGAGCGCACTATGTTTGTAGGATCTTTTCTGTCCTTGCCCTTGTATGCAAAATAACTTTTTAGTTTAGAACTACTTTCGGCTTTTTCTGCTAGGGTGCCTCTTTGTAGTCTTGCTTTGTAATTTGCTTTAAGACTTTCGTATTTATCTACCGTTGATTTATCAAAATTTTCTCGTACCCAAGCATCTGCTTCTGTGGCGTTTCTACCACCTGTCTTATTAAACAAAGCATTTTCTTGACCTGTTAAACTCCTACTTCTGGTAAATTCCGGTGCGTCTGTAGCCACATCAAAAGCTAGAAAAGCTAAACCGTCCTCTACCCTCTCCATACCTGCAAAATAGTTTCTTGCCTTTTCTTCATTTCCCTTTTTTGTTTTTTTACTTATCTGTGTTTTTAGTAGGTTAGTTGCAGCTACTCTATCTGAATCTGTTGCAAAATCTTTTTCTGTAGTTTTTTTCAAAAGCGGAGCCGGAGTAGCTAAACCCGCTTCTTCACTAGCTTTTACTTTTGCAAGATCTTTTTTTGACTGTTTTATTTGTTGTTCAGTTTCCTGAATTAGCATCCTTTTTTCTTTTAAAGATGTCCCCTCTGGAAATTTTATGTTTCCCGCAACGTCTTTCTCAAACTCAAGGCCCTCTTCATACTTCTTTTTCTCTATATCTGACAGAGCAATTTCAGACTTTCGTTCTCCAGCAATACGAGATGCTTCTGCAAAGTTTGCTGCTGCCTCACCTTTAACGGGTTTTTGTGCTTTTTCGAGCACCTCAGTGACTGTTTCTCTTGTTTCATCCGTCTTTTTAGGAGCATCTTTTTCAAAAGCAACAGAGGGACCCTTAGTAGGTTTACTGACTAGTTTTTCTAGCTTACCCTGAAGTGTTGCTCTCTGTTTGTCAGTTAAATTTTTAGAGGCATCTGAAGCTAGAAACTCTTGTGTTACCTTTACGGTTCTTTGCCTTATTGCAGACTCAGCGCCTAGCTTCTCAGCTTTATTTAGCCGCGCATTTAAACTCTTTCGTCTGTTAGCTAACTCTGCGTCAACAAGAGGGGTAGTAGCAGGAGCATCGGTAGAAGCATCAACAGGAGGAGCATCTTGTTTTTCTGTATCCACCTTAGGGCCAGCGCCAGTTTCATCAGCAGCCACAGTACCAGTACCAGTGCCAGTATCTGTGCTTTTAGCTTCAATCGCATCAACTATACTCGTAACTTCTTTTTCTTTTTGCAGGTTTTCACGGTTATAAAAAGCGTCTATTTCGTATACTCTACCTTCTATCGTTTCTATTCTGTCTGCTTCTTCATCAGTATAATCATTAGGAGATTTAGTACCGTTATCGGTAAGCTCGTTCCATTCTTGTCTTAATTGAGTTAGTTCTTTTTTAGCTTCTTCCAATCCGAGGTCATCTTCTTTCTTAACTTCTTCCTCACTACCCTCTCCCACTTTTTGATCGTCTGTTCTCTCAGCTTCTCCTTCAGGTCCTTCTCCGCTTTTTGTAACTGTGCCCTCAATTCCTTCTCCACCTGCTACCTCTTCGCCTGTTACCTGTGCTACCTGTTCATCGGTGATTTCGGCTGCAACTTTGGTTTCTTCGGCTTCCTTTCGTTCTTTTTCCTCTGCTCTTTGTCGTTCTCTTTCTGCATCTATTTCTTCTTCAGACGCTGCATCTACCGCGTCATCTGCTAACATGTCTTCTTCTATTTCGTCATCTAACAGATTTCTCTCTTCTTCTGACATTCTAGCTAGTCGCGCATCTTCGTCTATACCCGCCTCATATCGAGACCTATCCAGACCTAAGGCTCCTGTGGTAACACCAATACTTTCACCCACTAGGGCTGCGGCTGCGGCTGTTTCTATAACTTCATCTACAAATTCATCACTATTTAAACTCTGTAGCCCTCCTGCTTGGACCTTTTCTAGCACTAACTGCCCCACTTCAGTAGGCACTTCTGATACTACACCTTTACCTAAACTCCTTACCCCGCCTTTACCTATTCTGGTAAGAAGCCCTCCATCTCTTTTAATTAAATTACCTAAAATATCAGCGGCCCCTCTTAACTGGAGCTTTTCAGCAAAGACATCGAGAGTAGCTTGAGGGATAGCAGTTAAAAGAGCCGCGCCTTCGCTCATTTCTGTTCTTAATCCTTGGGATATGGCTTCTTTCTGTGCTTCTCTGTTGCCTCCATAGAAGAAAGGTATTTGAGATCCTGCTGCTGTAGCGAGTCCAGCTATACCAGCACTTACACCTAAGATAGGAGCAGCTTTTGCACCAAGAATTGCGGCACCAATACTAGTTGCAGTAAGTGGTAAAGTTTGTCCTACGGTCTGTGCTGCCCAACTTCCAAAGCTACCCACATCATTTACATCATCTAATGTGAGCATGGCTCCTTGTATTTTATCTAGCTCTGTCTGGTTAGATTGTTGAACCTCTAACCCGTAGTCTACAAGACTTTCTATACCTAGTTTTTTACCCACCCCTTCAAGAGCAGAACCAAACATTAGGTCTCCGTAATCTTTACCGGACTTTAGCCCCCGTTCAAAAGCGTTTAACTCATCTTCATCTGTAGCAGGGAGACTAGCAGGGGTAGACGTAAGTGTAGGTTCTTCGAGACGTTCTGTAGGTTGAGTACCAAAAGGTTGTACCACTGAAGCTTGCGTTCTTGCTTCAGGTTCAGGATCAGGTACTATTTCAGGTCTTCTTCGGGGCCTTCTTTCAGGTTCAGGTTTAGGCTCACCTAATATAGCATTGACTTCGTTTGCAAATTCTCTATCACCAGCACGTTTTCGTAGAAAGGCTGTGCTTACTTCATTGAAGTCTGGAGAATCTTCATTATTCTCTAACCAATCCAGCCACTGCTCTGCTTCTGACATTATAGTTAAGGTCCAAGTAGAGCAGGAACTCTAGTTGCTATAGCTTCGTTTACAGCATCGGCTGTTGCCTGTGCTTGTTTCAAAAGAGTTTCTAGCCTTACTTTATCCTTTCCTGCTGTGCTAGCTTCATCTTTTATTATCTGATCTCGTATGATAGCAACTTGATCGTTAAGGACTTTTGCATAATTAAACAATGCGTCATTCATAGCATCTGCATTTGCATCTCTAGCTTTAACTCTCGATATTCTATTTGTTTCTTTGGCTATGTCGTTTGCAGCTTTTCGTATGGTTTCATCGGTTGTAATTCTAAGTAATTGATTCGCTACCTGTTGCATACTTACTTCAGCAGAAGCTTTAGCTTTAACTACTTCAAATCCAAATTTTTCTATGGCTAGTTTATAATTGCGTAGCTCTCTTGCCTCAGTAGATGATTCTCCGTAAATTTCTTTAGCAATCTCTATCTCTCTAGTGACTATATCGGCTTGTGCGTCACGTTTTTTATCTAGCCGTTCTTGCGCTAATTCTCTTTGTTCCTTATTAAACTGAGCCGCAGCTACGCCCCCTGCACTTACACCTCCTGCAAAACTCTTCTTATCTGCCATAGCAGCACTAATTCTGGAGAGCATTTCAGGGTCAACCCCCGGACCTCCAAAGAAACTAATTTTTCTTCTCTTCAGTAGTTCAGCAGTATCATCATCATATTTTGTGTTTAATTTTTCTAGTTTTCCAAATAACCCTATATCATCTTCACCGTCACCAAACAGTAATTTTTTAAACTCTCCTGTAGGTGTATCACCTTCACTCGGTTCTTCTTCAGCCTCAGGAGTTTCAGTTTCAAGAAGGTTTTCTACATTCTCACTCGTTTTTGCCTTTTTATTTATGTCTATGGCTGCACTTACTATAGGATCTTCTTTATCTTCTTCTACTTCTTCTACTTCTTCTACTTCTTCTACCGCATCTCTACGCCTTGTACTACTGTAATTAGGATCGTCTTTTGCTCTTCTGACCATGGGTACGGTAAAATCATCTGTCCCTGCAAAGTCTCTGCCTTCAGGTTCAAAACCATATCCTGCGGAAGGTATTCTTTTCCCTGTGGCAGTTATGGACTCAAGAGGTTCCTCCTCTCCTAACCCACCTCCTGCAAAAGCCACGATACCGCCTCTGGCTCCTGTAGCTATACCACCTAGACTAGTAGGCAAGCCAGTAACTCCTTGTGCTGGTCTCCGGGTAGGTTGTCCTTGTGGCTGTCCTTGTGGTTGTCCTAACTTGTTAAGAGCCGCACGTTGGCGCATCAAATTTTGGTTACCGATACCGCCTACGGTTGATGCTGTCATTGTTTCAGGAGTTAAAGATGGTATGCCTCCGGGTACAATCATGTTTTCAACTTCTTTCGCTGTCTGCGTTAAAACATCTTCGGGCACTATAGTGGTCTTAGCTTTTATGTCATTGGATAACGCATTTAAAATACCTTTAGTTTGTTCCAAGACCAGCCCTACAGCTAGTTTGTCGCTTATAGAAGTTTTTGCTCTTGCTTCTAGCGCAGGGACATTAGGACCAATGGCTTTCTCTATGTCTCTTATACCGTCTAATACGTTTAGTGTGCTCTCCATGTTTACTCCCCTCCAACAAGTAAATCAGGGATTAGCTGTCCCAACAATCCCAATATGCCAGTGGCACCAGAAGTAGCTTGAGTTATCGCATTAGGAGCTACTTGGAAGTTGGTTTGAGCAGCCAGTGGTAACTCTTGTAACAGAGACTGTAGGTACTGTACCTGCTTGTATGGGAAGTCTCGTTCTTCTTTAAACTGTGCGGCATCGGCTGCTATACCTTCTGAAGTGATACCTCTTTGGGTTTGTCCTAACCGTGATTGCTCACCTAGTATGTCAAACCCATACCTGTTAATTAATTCTTGTTGTTTCTGTGCTCGTTCTTGTTCGGTATTAAATTGGCTACGACCTTTATCAAAAGCTGCTTCATATGCTTTGCCTCGCAGTCCAGCTATACCTTGTAGTAAACTTCTGTCTCTTTCAGCATCCATTACTGCTTGTCGAGTGCCTCCAAAAGCACCTGCTTTCGATAATCTAGCATTATCAGCCATACGACTTATTTGAGACTCTCTACGTGCAGCGTCTATCTGAGGTTGTAGCGCACTTTCTAAGAACGGATTCATGTATTGCCCAGCAACTCCCGGCAATGCAGTTAGCCCTCCCCCTAAATCTGTGGTCTGCCCTGTATTAGATATAAACGAATTTGCATTAAACCCCGTTGTGCCCATATCTGTTGGGGATGTAAGCCCAGAAGCTCCAGTAAAAGCTTGAGTCTGTAAGTCGCTAGGCCCTGCAGTTAGCTCTCCTGTGTAGGCTTGATAAGGCTGAGATGCAACCGCCCGTCCTCTACCCAACATGTCTGTAACATAAGGCCCTACATAAGTAGACAGCGCAGACTCATACCCTAAATTACCTACACCCGTAGAGCCTCCGTTTTGAAATCGTCTGGTCATTACGCCATTCCTTTCTGTTTGGGCATGAACTGATTAGGGTCTATCTGTGTCCCTTGTTTTGTGTTACCCGTTCGCGCCTTTCTAATGTTTGCCATCATACCGTACAATACATCTGCCCCAGCATCGGAGTTGCCATTACCTAAATGACTCACCACATCTGCGGGCAGTACAAACTCACCATCACTTAAAGCTGCGGGCTGACTACCTTCTATTGAAGTATTTATCATGTCTGCCATACCATCCGTTGTACCGTCTAAGTAGCCCCCACCTCTAAGTGCCATCAACCCCCCAGCTTTGGCTGTTTCGTTAGGAGTAAATTTTTTACCAGCAAGACTTAATATATAATTTAAATACTCTAATTCACTAGTAGACTGAGCCATACTTTCTGGTATTGCTGTCGCTCCTCCTATAACATCACGAGCGGCTTTCTCTACTGCACCTCTTTGCTCCGCACTTAATTTTCTGTCTCCGCTACGGAACTCCACAGGGGTGTAAAAGTCCTTTTCTCCAGTGCCTACATCAAAAGAAAACTTATAAGTATCGTTCATAGATGCTACGTAACCATCTGGGGTTATCAGATTACCGTTTGCATCTTTGTAATTTAATATTTGTGCTATCCTGCGCCAATCACCACTACCAACTTTTATATCAGGAAAATCCGCAGGAGTTTTAACATCAAACCCAAATATCATGTTATCTAATACACTCGTTGCATTATTAGAAGATAATCCAAATTGGTCTTGTACTAAATCTGCAGGGGGTGCTTCATCTTCTGGAGGTGTTCCTTCTGTTGGAGGTGTTTCTCCTTCATCTTCTGTTGGAGGTGTTTCTCCTTCTGGAGGTGTTTCCCCTTCTGGAGGTGTGTCTGTAGCAGAGAACGCATCGGGACTTACCACTGACGCATAATTCATAAGCTCATCTGCTATATTGAGGTTTAAAAAACCGTACCCCGGAGCATATGCAGTACCATCAGGGTAAAACTGAAATTGGTTTACGTCCGTTATATCTTCTGCACTGTATTGCCTACCACTAATACCTATATAACTAGTTGGGGTACTGCCACTTCTGTCTATCCCCGGTGCCGGGTCTCTGCTGCTGTAATCTAAACCGGGCACTATGGTTTGTATACCTGAAGGTTCAGTTTTAGCAGGGTCAAAGAAAGGCTGTCCTGCTCGGGCTAAATTTTCTTTTCTTAGGTCTAAGGCTTGGTCAAATGCAGTTTGTCTAGTTTGTGCGGCTTGGTCGGGGGGTACATATTGATAGTCAGAAAAATATCTCTGTCCTCTGGAGCCGGGTCTTCTGTCAGGCATGAAGGTGTCTTGCACCTGTTCTCGTACGAACTCGTAATCAGGTATCTCTCCCTGATAGCCTCTGGGCTGGTTGTACTGTCCTCTATCGCTTCTGCTTCCAGCTATACCTAACCCCAAAGCACCTAATCCTAGAAGAGGGCCGAGATTATCCGCGATAAACCCACCGAAGCCTCCACTAACACCGTCTTCTGGAGTAACAGTTATTTCATTAAGAGGGGTATCAACTCCATCCCCCTGCCCATTTGCCACTATCTATACCTCATTATATCGTTGAGCTTATTCATGAAAGTATTTTTTACCATGCCGCCTCGTGCAGCTTTAGATCTGTCGGGTAAGCGCACACCTGTTATGGGTGTAACCATACGTTGTAGATTTTCTAACTCTTTGCTCTGCTTTGCAAGGGCACCTATACCTCTTTTTTCAGCATTTGAGTAGTTTTTACCTGCAAATATAGTGTCTCCACCTATATCAAAGAAATATTCTAAATCTTCCCCTTCTTTTGTTGTGTCTCCAAAGAGTGAATCACCGGGTGCCCCTAGTCCCATAAAGGCGTTCATAAGTGGTTGACTGCTTGTAGCAACAGGGTTATCCCCACTCATAACAACTCCATCGCCACTAGTAGTAGGTCTATCTGTGCTTGTTACTACTCCATCACGCCCAGTAGCAGGTCTATCTGTGCTTGTTACTACCCCATCACGCCCAGTAGTAGGTCTATCTGTGCTTGTTACTACCCCATCAGATGTCCTTTCTAGTTCGTCTAATGTACCTTTTGCAAGTGCGGGTTCTTCTTCACGAGTAGGGGGTCTTTCACCATCAGGGGGTCTTTCACCATCAGGGGGTCCTTCTTCAGGGGGTCTTTCACCATCAGGGGGTCCTTCATTAGCTTTTGATTCCTCATCGTCTAAAGGATCTTTTTCTTCATTAGGATCATCGGCACCTCTTATAGGAGATCCGCCTCCTGAAGATTCTGGAGGCTTATTAGGAGGACTACCGTCTGCGCTATCTTTTTTCTTTTTTACTTTTAAAAAGTCAACGTAATTACTTCCAAGAAAATCAAGAGCGCCCGCAAGAAGACGGTTTTTAAGTATAAAATCTAGCAGCCCCGGACTATCTACCCCTCCTTCCAACAGTGCGTTTGCGGGTATAAATAACTTATCAAGCACATTCCCTGCGGAATCAAGTATGGTTCCTGTTACGTTACCATCCTTATCTATATCTACGTCTCTAACACTATTGCCTTGTGCTGTAATACCGTCTATAGTTTTTTGGATGCCATCTGCTACCTCTTTGGGTATGTTTTTTATCTTTTCGCCTATCTCTTTAAATTTGTCTTGTAATTTTTCTCCTAATACAAACTCACCGTCTCTTCCTAGTTCTACCTCAAAACCTTCTCCTTGAATCCACTTAGGCAGTCCCGGCACCGCTATAAGAACTTTAGCTGTCCATTTTTTCTCTTTTACGTTATAAGTAATTGTTACCCCCGGCAATATATTACCGTTCTCATCTGTCAGAGGGGGAGGAAAGTTTGGGTTCCTGTTTATCATCCAATCAGGATCAGAGTCTCTAACCCACTTTGGCGGTATACCTAATGCTTCTTCTATGCTTTTTAACCACGGAGGAGGCTCCTGTGCATCCGCCCACGGTCTAGTTGGATCTATTGCAGGGGAGATGTCACTCGCTTCTCTTCTCCATAGAGGGTTGCCATTTTTGTCTTTTGCCTGATACTGTGATCCCAGCCCCTCGGGGTAAGGTTCCCCCGTGCGAGGATCTATTTCCATAACAGGAAGCCATCTACCCTGCTTTATTTCCGTTGGACTTTGCCCCTCGGGAAATGCTTCAACGTTAGGGTCTTTAGTTATGTCGTATTGATCTTCGCCAAACACTCCTTCAAATACGTCAACAACGCCATCTACATTTCTTTTTCGAGTCTCATCACTGTTGTAATCCCCAATAAGGCCCTCTATAAACCTATCCTGTTCTTCTTCGGTAAGCTCTCCTCCATATATGTCCTCTGCTTGAGCGCGAGTCAGTCCTATGTCGGCAAGCTCCTCATCGGTCATTGCATAAGGATTTAGCTCTCCGTCTCTTATATCTTGGATAGTATCTTGAGTAGCTTGTTCATCATCAACAGCATCGTCATCATCTTCAACAGAATCTGCGGCAGGATCTTCTGCTGGTTTGTTGTAATCAGTGTTGTCATTAGTATTAAAAAATTCAGCGAGTCGTGCTCTCTCTGCATCTACATCTTCGGGAGCAAGGTCTTTTCTCACCAAAAATCGTATTTTTGCATCACTTAGAGTCCAAGGGTTTAAATTGCCCTCCTGCATGTCTCGGTATATGTCTTGACGAGTGTTTGCGTCTGATATGTCCTCCATCTCAAAAGAGCCGGGTTGTTGTCCTAACGGGTCATACTTATCGCCACTGGGGGTTCCTGCTCTAGGGACTCCTGCTACAGGCACGCACGCATCCGATACCGGATCACGAAAATAACCTACTGGACATCCGTAGTTATTTTGCGGAGTTCTTTCTCCATCAGGTGTATCCTCCCCCGGCACTGACGAAGGTATCGTACCTGTAGGAAGTCCTGTTTGATTTGTATTTGGGTCAGCAGTACCCGGAAACCCTCCTCTAGGATCACCCGGAGGCGCATAGGGGCCATATGGAGGAAATTGCCCCGTGTAGATAGGATCTTGTGGGTTTAACTCAAAATCAGGTACGCATATGCCCTTTTCGTTTCTACGTGCAGGGTAATATTTACCGTTTATTTCTATGTCGGGACAGGGAGCGATAGACATTACGTTATCTCCAGTATGCTTGCTACAACGTGCAGTCTATTGGCTGTGGCTGCAGTTACCTTCAATATCTCGCTTGCCTGTACCACAAGAGGGGCAGTAAGTAGTTCTACTGTGCCGTTAGCACTGACAGCCTTGGTCTTATATATACTAAATACTGCGCTAGAGGCATCTGTTATGGTCAAAGTTATAGTATCTGCATTGTTAGAGTCTTCTGACACTATGATGGATTTTACTATACCCGTGGTCAAAGCCGCACAGGTGTATAACGTGGTTATATTAGTGGTAGTCAGGTCTACCTTCGCATTGACGTAGGTATTAGACATTAACTAAGAAACCACGCATTTGCTTCAGCTTGACCTACTAGTCTGTCACTACGAAAGGCTTGGTCTAACTGATTGAAATAAAGTCGGAGTACGTTGTTTATATCATCGAAATATCGCTGATCGTACTCCGAAGGGGGAAGCGGTAGTGCAGGTGCTCTAAACGTAATATTGTAGTCAGTTATATCTATGGGCATTATCGTCTTCCATCTGCACGAATATCTATTCTAGGGGAGCCTAACTGCCAGATTACACCCTGTGCCGTAGACTCTATTTTAAATGTCATCTGTCTGCCTCTGATCCTTACATTTAATTGTTCTGTGTACTTCTCAACAGGGGCTGTGGCCGTGCGTGTAACCGAACCACTGTTACTGCCGCCCTCTGACGTAGGACTATTGATACCAGAGCCTGAGTTATTAAAAGGTGAAAGACTTAATGTGGCCGTAGGGTTATCCACCGTAGACCCATCAAACGTAATATCAGGCAGTATACGCTTAACAAACGCAAACCTGTCACCGTCATCAATATCAAACTGGGCAGAAGATATGTTGGCTGAGATAGCTGCAGGAGTAGCAGTTTCGTTATCGTCAACACCGTTCTCATGCTCGACCAAATTGTTGTTATAAGTAGCTGCCAGAGGAAACTGACGTAATCCTGAGTCTAGCCATGCGGTTCTGGTTAAAGTGCCGTAGTACCATACATCCTGTTGGTAGTTGTACACCACGTACTTATCTACAGTAGAACTACTTGACGAGCAGTAGAACCACCATACCTCGTGAAAGGCTTCTATTGTACCTGCAAAGACTTGATCTATCTGTTCTGTATTAATGTTATCAAATATATGCCTTCTCAGATCGCACCGTAGCTGTCTGGTTCTGCCATCGTATATGTAAAACTTGTCCCTGCCCATCCAGTAAGAAGCACCGTCAGCATAAGCAACAGAGTTTTGAGAAGCGATAGATATGTTCTCACCTACAATCTGTGAACTCCACACAATAGGCGCACCCACGTATTGCAGGTTATACAAGGAAGAGTCTGTCCACACCAGCACCTCTTGCCGTGCTTGTTGAGCAGTGATGATAGAACTGCCCTTTGATAGACGTAGACTACCCGCTTGGTTAGTGGCCGCAGGAGTCCATTGAACGAGACTTTCTTGGTCAGACCATCGAATTAACATGGGATCTTGTGTAGAAGAACCCTGTGGATTAGCACCAAAACAAAATACAAAACGGCTGACATCTGATACAAGTACGGTATTGACTACGGTAGGTACATTTGACGCATCAGCTAAACTAGACACCAACACGGCTCTATTTGTTGTACCCGCAGAAGAATCCCAGTAGTACAAGGCTCCACCACGAGGAGCAAAAACAAGGTCTTCACCAAACCCAGACTGACTCCACAGCCTTATCTGAGTGTTGGACGATTCACCATTACCCCATGTACCGCCACCCCATGAACCACCTGACCAACCTATTAATGGTATGGCAGTGGCAGAACCCGGAGTTATTTGGTATTTACCTACGGTAGACCCACCACCATTGCCAGAGTCGCTTGAGTTAGCCGTCACGGTGCTACCTGACGTATCTTTAGCGGTAACAGTGTAGCTGTTTGCCCCTACTACAGTGGCTATCTCATAGTCTTGATTAAGCACATCAGCAGTTATTAACCCACCTAAAGTAGCCGCCCCGGAAAACTCCACGAAGTCACCTGCTGCCGCGCCATGATCCGTGTCAGACACGGTAAGAGTAGAAGACCCATTACTAGCGGCAAAGGTAACGTCTCCTGCAGCGGTGGTAGCACGTAACGGAGTGACATCGTAGTATGCGCCACCCTGTCCTATATAGAATTTAAGGTTAGTGCCTACCCCTAAGTAGTTTGCACCTGCTAGAGAGATCCAGTTAAAGAGCGACCTGCATACACCAAGAAAGCTATCTGCTGATATCCGAGTCCAGCCACCTATGCGTTCAGCGTACCCTTGTCTGAAACGTACCTTGTCACACTCGAACCAAGAGTTTTCGTTACTGTAACTAGTTTTCTCTCTGTTGACACCGGGTTCCAGAGCTAATTTCTGTATTGTCATTTACGTATCCGCTAATGCTAACATCCGTATTTTTAGCCTGTGCGCCCTTTCGGGGGTTTGAGTCATAGCCCACCTCGAATCAACCATCTCAAGTGCTACCTGTCCCCAAGCCTGTGCTTCTACCGCTTTATTCATATGCTTGAATTTGGTTAAGTTCCCCTGACCAAGCTGAAAACACATATTTACCAGCACATGCTGGGCTTCTTGAGGAAGCTCCTCCCAATTAGAATATATTTTTTGGCACCCGTCTATGGCAATATGTACATCTTCTTGAAATAACTCATAACACCGATGCTCTGTAATGCTGTCTTCTTGTGGGGCACCGTCATAAGCGTCTCTAACTGGAAGACTAGCCTCTGGGTCAGTGTGTAAAATTTTATGGCCTATGCCTACTGTAGGATGTCCTTCCGTACACCTATACACATGAAGCACTTTTCCTTCGTCACTGGCTATTTCTTTGTATAACTGCTTAACATCTACCGCCATACATACTTCCCTAGTACGTAACCAATAATAATACCTACCGCTAGTTCAATCATTTTTTGTTAAAACTCTGAAACCCAAAGAAAGCCGCTATCAAGCCTGACACAGAGATAAAATACACGGAGGCTATGTCTCCTAGTATAGAAGCCGCTTGGTCTAAGTTTAGAAAAGATGTAATCACAATACCAGAGGGGTATAGCAACATACCAAACAAAGCAAACCAACACATGTTCTTCTGTGCATCAGCCTTCTCATTAGCAATCTCAAGTGCCTGTAACCTCTCTGTGGTAGCAAGCTCCGCATCCGTTACCACGCCATCACCGTCAGCATCGTACTTCTCGTATTCACTACCCGGCTCTAACTCTTTGTTCATTTCTCTCTACTTACTTTTTGAGTCTTCTCTACAGTTCTCATAGCACCGAGTCCTAGCATACCCAGCAACACAGGCATCATGGCTGACATATCAAGGCTAGGAACCTCAACATTCATTTCAGCCAGCAACAAACCAAAGTTAGCCATAGGTATGAGTATGTAGTTTGAGAGCAGGGCAACACAACATGTCCATCCCACGGCAGGTCTCCATCCAGCAACGAACATGCTCTTACTTGCCGCTTCTACCTTGTTGACTTCTAACTGACCCTTTGCAAGTTCTTGGGCATGTCGTTCTGACATGGTTGCTATTTCGTGGGCGAGGGCGTTCTTCTGGTCTTTATCTTCAATAAATTTATCAAGTAGCCCAGTGACAGGGCCAACGAGGGAACTAAGTATTGCGCTCATGTTATCTCCTATTCAAACAATTTAGTATTAGCACCAACCATTTTAGGTACACAGTAAGCAGTTACATTTTGTTGCCTGTAATAAGTCCTATCATTTGGACTCCATTTACCTTGTTCAATAGCGGTTGCAAATATATTACACCGATATATGTCTTTAAACAGCATTCTATTATCCGATACATTTTCTCCTTCTACAACAACTACTAGCAGAAACGCCATCAGCATTTGTATCGACCACACTTTCTTATATTACGCTGGCGTTCTTTAGCTTGCTCTAGTCTTTGCTTGGCCGAGTCTAATCTCCTTTCCTGTATAGCTTCATAGACATACCAACTTGCCCACCCTATAAACCCTAAAGAACAAATAATAAAAAGAACAGTAAGGCGATCCTTCATTCTTTGTTGTCGTTCTTTACGTTT